CTATAATGGAACCTTATTAAACTTAGGATCTTCGCAAGTACAAGCAGCAGGATTCTCAGGATCTTTTTCAGGATCATTCTCAGGAGATGGAGCAAACTTAACAGGATTAGTTTCTACTCTAAACGTATCTGGTTCAACAGGTAATGGAGCAATTGATATAAAAACTCAAACATTTACTATACAAGGTACTTCTTTAGAGGTTGAGACAGCAATGTCAGGTCAAACTCTTACAATAGGGTTACCAAGTGATGTTACAATTGGAAACAACTTAACAGTATCAGGTGATTTATTTGTAAATGGTTCAACTACTCAAATAAATACAACACAGTTATTAGTAGAAGACCAGTTCATTATATTAGCATCAGGATCAGCATCAGCAGGAGACGGTGGTATCATAATTGATAGAGGTTCAGATGCATTAGGTAATATTGCCTTTGGATATGATTCAGCAACAGACAGATGGGGATACCAGAACGGATTAGTAGATACAGATAACGCAATCACAATCGGTACAAACGGAAATAGTGCATTTGCAGGATACGTATTCACAGAAGCAGCACACGTATCAGCTCCAACATCAGGAGAGTTTGTAGCAGCAGGAGCAATTTACACAGCAACATCAGGAGATATTTTTATCTATTCATAAAATAAATTTTAAAAAAAGTTATAATGGGATTATTGGACAAGATTAACCCTTCATCAAAACAAGAAGAGGTTAACAGTTTTACAGCAGAAGAGTATAAATTTTTACTCTCAAAATTAAGATCGGCAACCTATACAGGACATGAATTTGAAACGTTCTACAACATATGGGTTAAAGTAACAAAAGAATTAGAAAAATTAGAGAAATAAACAAGAGCCTTAGGGCTCTTTTTTGTTAGTTGATTCTTTAAAAAAAATCTCATAACTTAAAAAGAAAAGCATATGAACGTATTTACAATAGAAAATTTATCACTAGAAGAAATAAACCTCTTAAGACAATCACTTAACGTAATTGAAATAAAAGGCAGTTCGGCTATCTTTGTAGCTACCCTTCAAGTAAAACTTGATCAAGAGATTTCTCAAATCCGTACCATGATTCAAGAAGAAGAAAAGAAAAAACAAGCAGGTATTCGTAAAATAGAAAAAACTGCTAAAGCAGAATCTTAAGATATTTATATTATATATTATAGACCTGAGAAGGAAGTGGGCAGACACGAATCTGTAACCAATCATAATACTACTTAATATGCCAAGTTGGAAAAAAGTCATAATTAGCGGCTCAGATGCTGCTTTAAACTCTCTTACCGTTTCAAACGGAATAACAAGTTCTTTATTCGGAACTGCTTCATGGGCAGTTTCTGCTTCAAATGCTGTAACAGCTTCATATGCAAATTTTGCATTAACAGCATCTAATTCTCAAAATGCTCAAGACATTTTAATATATGTTAAAAATGTAACTGGAGCTCAAATCAACAAAGGAAAAGTAGTAAGAATATCAGGAGCAACAGGTGATAATGCTTTAATATCAACAGCCTCATATGAAAGTGATCCAGTTTCAGCTAACACTTTAGGTATTACCAATCAAGATATCCCTAATGATAGCTTTGGATATGTAATAACTGAAGGTACCTTAATAGGAATAAACACAAATGCATTCTCAGCAGGACAATTACTTTATTTAGGAGCAGCTGGATCTATAATAGGAACAGCACCCGTAGCACCATTACATGCTGTAAGATTAGGGCAAGTACTAAGAGTACAGACTAATAATGGTTCAATGTATGTCCGTATTGATAATGGATATGAATTAGGAGAATTACATGATGTAGTAGACACTACAACAACTTCATCATATGGAGATTTATTAGTAAAAAGTGGAAGTGTTTGGATTAATTCTAGACAATTAACCGGATCTTACGGGTTAACAGGATCTTTAAATGCAACTTCTTTTGTAGGACCATTAACAGGAAACGCAACAACAGCTACAACAGCATCACATGCTTTAACAGCTTCACTGGCTCCAAACTATCTTCCTCTAACAGGAGGAACAATAACCGGATCACTTACTATAACAAATAATATAACAGTATTAGGATCTGCATCTATTCAATATATTTCAGAATCAACACTTAATATTGGTACAAATTTAATTACAGTAAACACCTTCAATCCTTCTACAAGATTTGGAGGATTAGCAGTAATTGATTCAGGATCATCACCAACAGTATCTGGTTCATTCCTATATGATTCACTTCAAGATGAATTTATATTTGTACATAAAGGAACATCAGCCGGTGCAATAACATCATCTGTTTTCCTATTAGGACCAGAAACATATAATAATTTAGGTAATGAAACATACCTAACAGCAAACAGAATACCAAAAGGAACAGGTATAGAACATCTAAATGATAGTAATATATCAGATAATGGATCAGTTGTATCAATAAACAGTACTACACAAGTAACAGGATCTTTAATAGTAACAGCAGGAATAACAGGTTCTTTACAAGGAACAGCTTCATACGCTTTATTTGCACAAACACCAACAGTAGCAGGGGCAACAGGAGCAACTGGACCTCAAGGTGCTACAGGAGTAGTAGGTGTATCAGGAGCTACAGGATTGACTGGACCAACAGGACTTACAGGTCCAACTGGAGTCATCGGAGTATCTGGGGCAACAGGATTAACAGGTCCAACAGGAGTAAGTGGAGCTACGGGAGTAGTCGGAGTAAGTGGAGCAACAGGTCTTACAGGTGCAACAGGAGCTACTCTAGCAGTAGTAAACAATACAGATAATTACATACTTACAGCAACAGGCGGTTCAACAGTAAATGGTGAAGCAAATTTAACATTTAATGGAAGTTCTTTAAATGTAAACGGAAATACAATTATAACAGGTTCTGCAGTAATAGGATCAAGTTCTTTAGGACCAAGTGAAAATACTTTAACTTTAGGAGCTAGAGATACAGCAGGAGAAGGAGGTCAATTAGGATTTAATGCTTCAGGAGGTACTTATACATCTGCGTCAATGTTTGATCTTTATCAAAACAGACTTAGAATACTAAGAGGTACAAACGCTGGAAGTGATGCAGAAGTAGCTTGGTGGAGTATGCATAGTAAGCAAATGGCAATGCCGGCTTACAACAGCACAGCAGCATTTCCAGGAACAGCAGCAGCATATCTAGCAACAGATTCAAGTGGTAATGTAATTACAGTTTCTGGAATAGCAGGGGTAACCGGTGCAACCGGACCTACAGGTCCACAAGGAGCTACAGGACTAACAGGACCAACCGGTATTCAAGGAGCAACCGGTCCAATTGGAGTATCAGGAGCAACAGGACTTACAGGTCCAACCGGAGTATCAGGTGCAACAGGGGTAATTGGAGTAAGCGGAGCTACAGGATTGACTGGACCAACAGGAGCAGTAGGTGTTAGCGGAGCTACAGGAGTAGTTGGTGTATCAGGAGCAACAGGTTTAACAGGACCGACTGGTATTCAAGGAGCAACAGGTCCAATAGGAGTAACAGGTGCAACCGGAGTAATTGGTGTTAGTGGAGCAACAGGATTAACAGGTCCAACAGGGGTTACTGGAGCCACAGGACCAGGAGTAAGTGGTACAACAAATTATGTTGCTAAATTTACAAGTGGTACAGCCATTGGAAACTCTTTAATATTTGACAACGGTACAAATGTTGGTATTGGAACGACAAGTCCTATTTCAAAACTTAATGTTTTAGGTAGTGGAACAACTTCAATAAGTATATCAAATTCAAATGCTGGAACAACAGCAAATCCAGAATTAACACAATTAAATTTTTTAGGATTTTCACAAGAAAATAGAGCAAGAATAGAAGCAACGGATGTTGCTAGTAGTGCAAACGGAAGCGAATTACGTTTTTATAATGCCAATACAAGTAATGTTTTAACCGAAAGAATGCGTATTGACTCTTCAGGTAACGTAGGTATTGGAACAACAACACCGTTTAGGGCTTTAGACATAAATGGATCATTAAGAATACAGACACCAACAATTGACTTAGGTAATACAACTGACAATCAGATATGGGTTTCTTCAAATAATATAAATTTCAAAACAAACGGATCAGAAAAAGCAATAATTACCTCAGCAGGTAACGTAGGTATTGGAACAACAGGCCCTTCCACGGCACTTCATATAGCTAAAGCAGCAGCCACAGCACCTATTGTAAGATTACAGACAACTGATAGTACAACAAACGGATCAGTACAGTGGGCAAATAGTGGTAATAATGTCTTCGCATTTATAGGTTCTAACACAAACGTTACTGATAGTGGTGGAAATTTAGAATTTGCAACAGGAGGAACTACCACAAGAATGATGATAAGCTCGTCAGGTAACGTAGGTATTGGAACAACAACTCCAAATGCAAAACTAGATGTAAACGGTAATGCAATCATAACAGGATCACTTACAGTAACAGGAAAAATAACAGCAGAAGAATTCCATACAGAATTTGTATCATCTTCTATTATATACCAATCAGGTTCAACAAAATTTGGTGATTCATCAGATGATGTAATGAATGTTACAGGATCAATAAAAGTACAAGGAAGTATAACAGGTTCATTATTTGGAACTGCTTCTTATGCTATGTTTGCTCAAACACCAACAGTGGCTGGAGCTACCGGTATTCAAGGTGCTACAGGACCTCAAGGAGCTACAGGAGTAATAGGAGTAAGCGGTGCAACTGGGGTAATCGGAGTAAGTGGTGCAACTGGTTTAACAGGTCCAACAGGTGTATCAGGAGCAACAGGAGTAATCGGAGTATCAGGTGCTACTGGTCTTACCGGACCAACAGGGGTAAGCGGAGCAACAGGAGTAGTAGGGCCAACAGGAGTAAGCGGTGCTACCGGTGTAATCGGAGTATCTGGGGCAACTGGTTTAACAGGTCCGACTGGAGTAAGCGGGGCAACAGGAGTAGTAGGGCCAACAGGTGTATCTGGGGCTACTGGGGTAATCGGAGTATCAGGTGCAACAGGTGTAATAGGTGTTAGTGGTGCTACTGGACCAGTAGGAGTAACAGGTGCAACAGGACCAACCTTATCTATAAATGGAAATACAGATAATAGAGTATTAACAGCTACAGGAGGTTCAACAGTTGATGGTGAAGCAAATTTAACATTTGACGGAACAACATTAGGTACACCAAATGCTTCAATTGCAAACAATCTTCTATTAAACGGAAATCACTACATTAGGCAAATAGCCCTACCATCACCAAGTGCAAATGCAGGTGGCGGTAGATGGTTTGTAAGATTATACCAAACCTCACAAGGAGCTTGTTTTATGGGAGGTAGAATTCGAGTAGGAGGTGCCTGGAACTGGGCAGCTATTATGGGAGTTCTTGAAATAGAGTTTGGTGTATATACATCAAATAACAGTACCACAATAGATTCAGGACAGACAAGACAATCAGCAGCAGTAGGAGCAGCAAGAAATAGTTTAAGAATAGGAGATATAGAAGTAGTAGACGGATGGGTAGGAGTATATGTATGGTCAGAGAATACAAACTCCCCAGTAGTTCTATTTGACGGATACTGCACTCAGACATTAAATTTATCATCTACTTCATGGGCTTCAAACAGCTTACCTGCCATAAGTAACACAGAAATCATAGGTGATATTTCAGCTACGACTTTTATAGGAGCTTTATCAGGAAATGCTGCAACAGCTACCAATGCAGATACAGTAGACTCATTACACGCTGCTTCTTTTATAAGAAGTGATGCAGATGACGTATTTACAGGAAACCTAACTACCGGAGCAGATAACCATATAACATTTGGACCAAACTCAAGTTGGGGATCTTCTCTAAGAATAGGAGGAAATGGCAGAACTGCTACAGGAACTGAAATGGCAAGTATTGTTACAACAGATGGTAACATACACCTAGACGCTGCAAACAGCAATAATGGAATATACTTAAACTACTACGCAGGAACAACAGGAACAGGGTTCGGTAACGGAGCATCAGGAATTGTTGCTTGGATGGGTTCAGATGGAGATCTATGGAAAGGATCATCAGACAATTCAGGAGATAAGTATTGGCATGCAGGAAATGACGGAGCTTCATCAGGATTAGATGCAGATTTATTAGATGGAAATCATGCAAGTGCTTTCCAATTAGCACTTACAAATCCAGTAACAGGAACAGGAGCAAATGGACGAGTAGCTTTTTGGACAGGAACAACTTCTCAATCTTCAAATGCGAATTTCTTTTGGGATAACAGTAATGGAAGGTTAGGTATTGGAACAAGCAGCCCTCAAAGACCATTAGAAGTAATCTCAGACGGTAATAATTTTGTTTCTGTTGGTGTTAATTCAATAGGTGTTGGTCAATTTGCAGGTATTCATTTTGGATATAGAGAATCTAACAACTTATATAGAAAATCTGCAATAGTATTTGAAAGAACAGACCTCACAGCAAATAACGCTCAAGGAAAAATACATATACTAAACGGACCTCAAGGAGATGCAAATAACGCTACCCTTGCAGATGCTAAGTTAACAATTGCAGAAGACGGTAATGTAGGTATTGGAACTACAAGTCCAACTGCTAAATTACACGTTGCAGACACAAACGAAATATTTGATAGTTACGGAAACATCAATGTATTTACAACTAATACAGCAGCGGCTGATATAGGGGGATCTATAGCATTAGGAGGAACAAATACAACAACAGGAACTACTCCATATGTTTTTGGAAAAATTCAAGGTATAAAAGAAGGAAGTGCTAGCAGTTGGAATGGAGCTTTAATATTAGGAACAACTAATACCAACTCTTCTATTACGGAGAAGATGCGTATTACTTCGGCAGGTAACGTAGGTATTGGAACAAATAACCCAACAAACAAGTTAGATGTAGTTGGCGGATTAGCACATTTTCAACAAAACGCATCCGTAGGAGCAGCATTTAGATGGGGTACGTACGGTACAGCTGTATCACCTGACACTATGTTATGTATGAACCAGCTATGGAATGGTTCAGGTTGGACAATATTGAATAGCAGTTACGGTACAACTTACATGAATCTAGGTTCTGCAGTAAGTTCTCCTGACATAGACTTTGGTACGGGAGGAGCTAATACAGCAGGAACTACCAAAATGATTATCAAGAACAACGGTAACGTAGGTATAGGAGAATCTTCCCCTTCTCAAAAACTTCATGTTAGAGGAGATGAAGGTCAACCTGCAACTTCAGGTACAACTCAAAACGGAATCTTTAGAGTAGATCCAGCCAGTACAGAAGGATGGGGTGAAGCTCTAGACATGGGTATGCATATTGGGGTATCGGGTCCTGCAACGTATGCATGGCTACAGGCTACAAATAAAGGTAATCACGCTATAAATTATAACTTATCTTTAAATCCAAATGGCGGTAACGTAGGTATTGGAACAACATCACCAGGATATAAACTAGATGTAAACGGAAATACAAACATAACAGGAACACTTACAGCAACTGTAAAATCGTTCATCATTGATCACCCAACCAAAGAAGGTAAAAAACTTCAATACGGAGTATTAGAGGGACCAGAACATTCAGTTTACGTAAGAGGAAAATTAACAAACAACAATACAATTACACTTCCAGACCACTGGACAGGACTTGTACATGAAGATACAATTACAGTGAACCTAACACCAATAGGTAAAAGACAAGACCTATGGGTAGAAACGGTAACAGACACTACTATTACGGTAGGATCAGAAAATGAAATAAACTGCTTCTATACAGTATTTGCTGAAAGAAAAGATATTGAGAAATTAATAACAGAATTCGATAAGTAATGGCTGAGATTCATGGACCAAGACATAACAAAGTTTCAGACGTAAGAGGTCCTTCAGGTTTTTATTCAATAAAACTTGGAGGGGAATACGTTACTGTATATGTAGACCAGGAGTATGATGGTGGTGGTTGGATATGTGTATTAGCCAATAGGGAAAATACAGGAGGTATGACAAACTTAACATACTCAAATGCTGTAAATACAAGTAACTATAGGACAGGAGGTTCTGTAAATACAGCAGGACCGGTAGTAGATCCGTATTCACCTCTATCAGGATTATCAAATTATAATATTTGGATAGGAACTAAGTATTGGGAATTATTAGGAAAAAGAGTAAATTCAAGCTATGTAACAGTAGTACAATTTGTATCTTCGACAGTAGGAGCAGCATTAGGATCAACAGGATTACATGCAAAAAGATATAGGTGGAGATTTAATAGCTTTTCGAGTACTTACGCATTTACAGGAGTAGCAGCTATAAGCGATGAAACATCAACAGGAGCACCAGGTATGTACGGTTATCATGCTGCAAATGGATTCTCACTCTCAACTTACGATCAAGATCAAGATGCTTACGGAAGCAACTGCTCTACTGCTTTCGGTAACCAGCCATGGTGGTATGGAGCTTGTTGGGATGGTAATTACTTCGCTGCAGGAGGGGGATATGCTGCCCAACCTAACTGGGCAGGAGCAGGATCTGATTTACATAACTACGGAGCAGTTTATATAAAATAATTATGCCAGCAAACACACAATTAAAACCTATGAAATTAATACTCACTCAAGGAGTGGGTACATGGGATAAAGTAATTACAGATTTAGAAGGAAATATAATATTTGAACAAAGAGGATTAGTTTTATCTGAAGAAAATACTAATAAAGAATACTTCGACGGATGGGAAACTCAGTTAAGAGGATTACCATACTGGAACATAGTAGAAGTAGAAAGATTTATATAATATGCCAGTAGCAGGAGGACCAAATACATTAGGAGAAAGTAATTTAGTATTCGCTTACGATACAGGTGATGTGAGTAATTCCTATAGAGGACAACCTACGGTTAATGTACTTCCATCAAGTAATGTACTATTAACATCGTATAATGATCATGGAGGTACTCATGTAACTGATACAGGATTTACTTTATTTGGAAATGCTACATTGAGGAATACTTCGAACCCAGCACAAGACTGGAATGGAGTTTACCTTACAGGACTATCCTCAATACTAACACCCGGTGTAACATATACCTATTCTTTCTATATATACTTTACAAGTGATAATACTACTATATCTTATTTTGGATACGGTGCACCAGGATATACAGGGGTAAAAGGGCAATGGAATAGAGTATCGACAACTTTTACAGCTACTTCTCAGGATTACCTTTACGTAACCCTGCAATATAGTAATGGTCAACCTGTATCAACTTACTATTTAGCTAATCTTCAAATAGAGCAAAAATCCTACCCAACTCAATTTGTAAATGGAACTCGTTCAGCAACACAAGGACTTCTTCCAGTAATAGGAAACAGTACCTTAGATTTATCAAATGTATCTTTTGATTCAAATGCTAAAATGGTATTTGATGGTACGAATGATTATGCTTCAGTAACACTTCCTTCAAGCATAGGGGTATACTGCTTAGAAATGGTATGGTATAATAATAATGCTATCCCTAACAACGATACTGCAATTGGTGGTCCTACAACATACCAAACGCCCATAGAATTTAACGGGGATAGGACAGGGGTACATTTAGGAGCTTGGACAGGAGGAATGACTAATGAAGCTATTCATATATGGTCAGGCGGAGGAGCAACATCAAATAGAGTATATGCAGGGGTAGGATACCACCACGTGTTGTTTAATTGGAATGGTACAACTTACGATATATGGTTAGATGGGATCAAAACTGATATATACTATCAAAATGGGGTATCTCCTGCAACCTTGATAACAGCTACTTCTTTAAAGTTAGGTAGAGACGTAGATAATTATGCTTTTAATGGACAAATACCTGTAACAAAAATATACAACAGAGCATTAACAGCCCAAGAAGTAAGACAAAACTACCAACAATACAAAACACGTTTTAATTTAAGTTAATATGGCAGTAGCACAAGGATACGGAAAAACAGTCACATCAGGATCGGTGTTTGCTTACGATGTAGCAGATTTTAGAAATAGTTATATTGGACAGCCAGGTACTAACATAACAACAGGAGTTAATAGGAACTATAACGGATACAGCCTTACTACATACTCACCTGGTGTATTTTTTGAAACTAACGGATATGCTGAAACTGTAAATATACCAGCATTAGGAACAGTTAATGTGCAGAGCATTGAAATTAATAACTCAGCTTCAGGAAATGCATGCTGCCCTAATTTATTTAACTATACAGGAGGTTTCAACAGTCCCATATGGACTCCCGGCCAAACATATACTTATCAAATTATATTCAAAACACGTTCAGGATATACACATCCTAATTTTATGTACCACTATCAATATACAAGTGGGGAATCATATATAACAGAGTATGGATTATTGGATACAAATAAAATGGAATCCCTAGGAGATGGATGGTTTCATGCTTGGAATACATTTACAGTAGGAGGAACTGCTGTTAAAGGATATACAGGATTATGGTACTATAACTATAATGTAGCAGATAAAGTATCAATAGCTGCTATAGCAATAACTCCTGGAAGTACAATAAGACCTCCTAAGCAAATAATACCATCAGGGACTACCCGTTCAGTAACACAAGGACTTTTACCATTGGTAGGAAATTCAACAATAGATCTAACAAACGTATCTTTTGATTCAAATGCACAAATGACTTTCGATGGTACGAATGATTATATTGCAGCAGGTAATCCTACAGCTTATAGAATGGGTACTAGTAATTTTACCCTTGAATGTGTAATGAAGCAGTCAAAAACTTCTGGACATTGCTTACTAGAGTCTAGGGGAGATAGTTTAGCAGGGTATCTATGGGTACATAACTACTACAGTACAGGACAGGGATGTCTTTTCTTAAACTACGGCGGTAACCAGTACTTGCATTTTCAAGACGGAGGATTTGTTGCAACAACAACAACACAGTACTACCACATGGCAATTGTAGTAAATAGGGTAAGTAATATTATTTCATTTTATGTAAATGGAAATAAGGTAGGAAACGATGTATCGATTCACAGTAATTCAATTAGCCCTACAGGAGGAGATAGGTACTGGGTAGGAGCAGATTTAGGAGGAAGTCCATGGCAGGGAGAGATACCTGTATTTAAACACTACAACAGAACACTTTCAGCATCTGAGTTAAGACAGAATTATTTACATTATAAAACAAGATTCAACTTAAGTTAATATTTATTATATATGAGTACACAATTTCCAAATAGAAGATGGTTAATAATACCAACCACAGCAACAGGATCGATTGATTTCAATCAAGTATTAGAATCATCACCAGAGAGTTTAAGACTATCGGTAGATGGTACTAAGACTTTTATTAAGTATGAAATTATAGAAGTACCGGTTACATGTCAAACTGAATTTATAAATGCAGAAACAGGAGAACCTGAAGTATGTACTACAGAAGCAGGGGTATACGGAAGACCAAATATTTACCAAGAAGGTGATACAGAGTATACTCATGAAGAAATTCTTCATATATTATCAACTGAAGAGTGGACTAAACCAATGGAAGAATTAAGATAAGAATATGCCAGATATTAGAATAGTACCCGGAAATGCAATAATGAGCTTTACAAGTTCGTTAAACTTTATAGAAAGAATAACACAAGATCCTTCCGGATCCCTAACCCTATACGGTTCAGGATCAACTGGAAGAACAGATTTATTTTCAATAGATGGAAATAACGGAAGATTATTCTCAGTATCTGACGATTTATCTGATTCATTATTTTCAGTAAATACCATAGCAGGACTTCCAGTAATAGAAGCTTTTGCAAATAATAGTGTAAACATTGGACAATACAGTGCACCTCCTATTAGAGTAATAGGATCAAGCGCTTTTATAACAGGTTCACTAGCTGGAGGAGCTGACTTTAGTCGCACTAGTCTTGTCTATAACGAAGGTACTAATGCAACAAGGTATTTAGTTTTCGCATCAAATGGCAACGGAACCCCTCAAACATTGTATACAAATCTTGGAAACCTAACCTACAACCCATCTTCAAACACGTTAACAGCAGGTACCTTCTCAGGAGCATTAACAGGTAATGCTTCAACAGCGACTGCTCTGACTTCAATGAATATATCACAGTTTACAAATAACTCAGGATATACTACTAATACTGGAACAGTAACTTCTGTAGGAGGTACAGGTACAGTAAATGGAATTACATTAACAGGAACAGTTTCTACAACAGGAAATTTAACTTTAGGAGGAACATTAGGAAGTATTGCAAATTCACAACTAGTAAATAGTGCAATACAGATAGGTTCAACTAATATGTCATTAGGAAATGGATATTCTGATTTAACAGGACTAGGAACTGTTAGAGCAGGTGCAGGAACAGCAGGAGCTCCATCTTTTGCATTCACATCAGATACTAATACAGGTATGTATAACATCTCAGCTGATACATTAGGATTCTCAACTGCAGGAACAGCTAGAATGGTTATTGATAGTAGCGGTAGAGTAGGGGTAAGCACTACATCAATGGTTAGGGATTTCCAAGTTGGAGCATTTAGTGGATCTCCTGAAATATGTATTGGATCAGGAACTGCAGGAAATGGTACTTTAGCTTTCGGAGATGGAGCTAGTGGTAATGATCCTTGGAGAGGATATGTACAATACCAGCATACAAACGATAGGATGGTTTTCGGTACAGCAAATGCTGGTTGGTTGAATTTAACAAGTGGAGGAGCTTTGGGACTTAATATAGTACCAACTAACACAGCTGGTAGATTTGAAGCTTCAAATGACATAGTAGCTTATTCATCTTCAGATAAGAGATGGAAAAAGAATATTAAAAATATTAATTCTCCTTTAGAAAAATTATCTCAAATTAATGGAGTTGAATTTGATTGGATCGAAGACGAACCAGTTCATGGAAATAAAGGACATGATATAGGAGTTATTGCTCAAGAAGTTGAACAAGTATTACCGGAAATAGTTCAGACAAGAGAAAGCGGAATGAAAGCTGTTCAGTATGATAAAATTATACCGCTTCTAGTTGAGTGTATTAAAGACCAGCAAAAACAAATTGACGAATTAAAACAAATTGTAAATGGCATTACCAGCTAGCGGGCAATTAAGTTTAGGAGATATAGCAGGAGAATTAGGAGTAGACCCGCCATTATCTTTAAGAAGTATGTCTAATTCAGCAGGATTTTCTACTCCTGATGCTGTTAGTGAGTTTTACGGGTATAGTGGAGCAGTAACATACACGTATCATGCAAACTATACTGCTTACGGACCTTGCAGCTACGATTACTGGGATATATACTACGGTAGTGACGGAGTATATTATAGGTTTGATGGAACATACTACGATCCAATGTATAATTATGCAGATCTCTGGTACGAGTATATGTACTATGAACCACTCTTGGATGCAAATGTATATACAGAATGGGAGGTTAATGTAGCCTCTACGGTACTAACAGATAATGGGTTATTTTTAAGTTCATGTTAACAGTATAAATTATGATACAGAAAATACAAGCATTTGCAGTAGTAAATAGGGGAACTGCTACAGAAGTAAAAGTAGAGGTACAGAGTAGATTTACTACAAGAGACAGAGCAGTAATTTACTACGACCTAAGAGATCCAAACGGAACAACTCCGGCATTTGATTCAAGAACAAATCAATTCGTAACACTCCCTTATGCAATCTTGTCACGTAACAAAATAGTAGTAACAGGAGAAGACCGTGCATCAGCAATATCAGATGCAAACCTTGCATCAAATATAGTATTTAGAGAGAGAACAGATGTAGTAAAAGATACAAATACATATAAATATTTTGCAGTTAGAAATAAAATGACTCAAAGAGGACGTAACGGAGGTCGACAAACCGTAGATAAAGGTGCATATAGGCTGTACGAAAAATCATCAGCAGCAAAAACAGGATTAAATAACTACACTCTTTTAAGTGAATCTCAAGGAGAACCTGTTGATAGAATCCCTATTTACGACTTCAAAGGTCGTCTTATTGGATATGAAGATAAGTACTTATCAAGTAATTATGGAGCAGGTATTATAGATATACAGGTAACTATAAGCAACACAGGTGAAAAAACATATACAGTAGCTTCTAATAGTAGAGGAGATGAATTTTATATTAATTTAATACAACCATATTTATAATAACAAAACGTCCAGATTAAATCGGGTGAATTGCTGGAAAGTCCTTAGAGCCTCAAGTACCAAAGCGTAACAATCTTGAGGATTGGAAAATCAGCAGCCAAGCTTAGGATACATCCTAGGAAGGTTCAGAGACTACTGGAGAGGTAAAGTCCTCTTAATAACCAGCTAGAGCGCCCGACACTTGTAAGAGTGATGATATAGTCCGAACTTTATGGAAACATAAAGATAACAAATTGGGAGTTTCGGCTCTGGATGACCAAATTAAAAACAAATAGATTATGACAAATTACACTTGGACTGTAGGTCCATTCGATTGCATCTTAAACGAAGATGACATGCAAAAAGTAGTAACAACAGTACACTGGAGATATAGAGGTACTGATGAAAATGGAACATCTGCAGAGACTTACGGAGCACAATCTGTAGGAGCTCCTGACCCGGAAAACTTTACTCCTTTCTTAGAAATTTCTCAAGAACAAGCAGAAGGGTGGTTAGAAGCAGTAATGGATATGGATGCTATAAAAGCAAACATTGATTCTCAAATCAACTTAATAAACAATCCAGTAACAGCAACTTTAGCTGCTCCTTGGAATACACCAGTAACAGGTAGTTTGTAATTTAAAAAATATTTACTATATTAAAGTATTAATCGATTAACACAAAAACAAGTTTCATGGAAAACAAAAAATTAACACAAGAAGAGTTACAACAAATTGAAACGGTAAAACAAAAAAGCCAAGCAGTTGTACAAGAATTAGGTCAAATTGAATTACTAAAACTTCAACTAGAATCTAGAAGACAAAATGCTGAAGACTATTTAAAAGAGTTAGCACAAGAAGAAAAAGCATTAGCTGAATCCTTAGAAGCTGCTTACGGAAAAGGTACAATTGACCTTGAAAAAGGAGAATTTACTCCTTTTGTAGAAGAAGCAGAAGAGGTAAAGTAATTACTGTAAAAAATAAGAGGAATATAAGGAGGGTTTTGACTCTCCTTTCCTATTTATTAGAGAATATAGAACCTCTAATCATATAAGAAGGTTATCGAAATCCCAAGATATTTATAATAAATTAAAACAAATTAAATAAACATGGCAGAATCAATTATCTCTCCAGGAGTATTTACAAGAGAAAATGACCTTTCTTTTATACAACCAGCACCGGTAGCGGTAGGAGCAGCATTTATTGGACCAACAGTTAAAGGGCCTGTAGAAATGCCTACAGTAGTAACTTCTTATAATGATTATGTAAGAAAGTTCGGAGTAACTTTCGCCTCAGGTTCAGACAAATTCGAATATTTAACTTCATTAGCCGTTAAGAATTACTTCTCTCAAGGAGGTAATACAGCCTTAATCACTAGAGTCGTAGACCACATTGGCCCTGATTACTCAGAAGCACAAAGTACAAACATTGCTTCTAACAAAGTAACAGGAGTAAATAGAGCAACTGGATCAGGAACTTTAACAAATGACATTGCAGTCAATCAAGAGTTTAAAGTACAGTACGGAACAGCAGCTTATAGATTTATTCCAGCAGGTACCCCACTTCCAGCAGATAGTGGAACAGGTAATGTATACTTCTTCCAATCAGGTTCAACAATTGCAGCAACAGTAACTAGCTTAGCAGCAGAAATTAACAATGCAATCCCAGGAGTATTACAAGCAACAGGATCAGGAGCAAATTTACTTTTAAGCGGATCAGTAGCTGGTACTTTAAGAAATGGAATTACATTCTTTACAGGATCTATTACAGACTCTACCGTATCATCAAGCTTATTCACAATAGCAGGAGGTACAGACGCAGCAGCTTCTTCTTTCCCATTCTCAATTAATACAATAGGTAAAGGAGCTATTTACAACAACTCTCCTCTAGCAACAGATGCAGGAGCTCAAAACTCTGACGGATCTTTAGTATCAGGTTCAGAAGATAACTTAAGATGGGAAATCACAAATGTAAATAACTCTAGAGGTACTTTTACATTATCAATAAGAAGAGGAGACGATAGTACAAATACTAAAGTAATCTTAGAAACGTTTAACAACCTTTCATTAGATCCAGCTTCAGATGATTATATCGAGAAAAGAATCGGTAGTCAATATACAACAATTGGTACAGACGGAAGTTCAACATTTTTAAGACTAGTAGGAGATTATCCAAATAGATCAAACTTTATTAGAGTAAGTGCAGTAAATTTACCTACAATTAACTACCTAGGAAACGACGGAGTATCAGTTAATGCAGATGCAGCAGGACTTTCTTACTCAGCATCTTTACCGCAAGCAGTTTCTGGAGCATTTCATAGTGCAGGAGGTACAATTATAGCAGGAGCTAACTTCTTTAAAAACATAGACGCTCAAACACAGGGATTAATAGCAGGAGATTATACAGATGCAATTGCATTATTAGAGAATAGAGATGATTATCAATTCAATGTAATAACAGCACCAGGAGTAACTACAGCAGATCACTCAACAGTAACAGACGCACTTATCTCTTTAGCAGAAAATAGAGGAGATTGTATTGCAGTAGTAGACTTAGTAGGATATGAATCTACACTTTCTCAAGTAACAGATGAAGCAGCAGTATTAAATAGTTCTTACGCAGCATCTTACTGGCCTTGGTTACAAACTAAATCAGCTACAGGTAAGAATGAATGGATACCAGCTTCAGTTGTAATACCAGGAGTTTATACATTCACAGATGCAGCTTCAGCACCATGGTTTGCACCAGCAGGACTTGTAAGAGGAGGTATTCCAGGAGTAATTCAAGCACAAAGAAGATTAACAAAAGGAGAAAGAGATACTTTATACTCAGGAAAAGTAAATCCAATTGCTTCTTTCCCAGGAACAGGTATATCAGTATTCGGACAAAAAACATTACAAACAAAAGCTTCAGCTTTAGATAGAGTAAACGTTAGACGTTTGTTAATAGAACTTAAGAAGTTCATTGGTGACCAAGCTAAAAACTTAGTATTCGAACAAAATACTATTGCAACAAGAAATAAATTCTTAGCGACGGTTAATCCTTACTTAGAATCAGTAGTACAAAGACAAGGTCTTTATGCATACAGAGTAGTAATGGACGAATCTAACAACTCAGCAGATGTAGTTGATAGAAATCAATTAGTAGGACAAATCTACATTCAACCAGCTAAAACAATTGAATTCGTAGTATTAGACTTCACAATTGAACCAACAGGAGCAACGTTTGTATAATATTTAGAAACACAGATATTTATAATTAAATAAGTAAACAATAAAATGGCAGTATTAGATCCAAACGAAATAATGTTCAGAGCCTTCGAACCAATGGTTCAGCACAGGTTCGTAATGTATATAGACAATATCCCAGCTTTTATGATTAAAAACGTAAAAGCACCTACCTTCTCAGACAATGAGATCAAACTTGATCACATAAACTCTTACAGAAAAATAAGAGGAAAAAGAAACTGGGAAAATATGGCTATGACCTTATATTCACCAATTACTCCTTCTGGAGCACAAGCTGTAATGGAGTGGGCTCGTTTAGGATACGAATCAGTAACAGGTAGAGCTGGATATTCAGATTTCTATAAGAAAGATTTAACTTTAAACATTCTAGGTCCTGTAGGAGATATCGTAGGGGAGTGGATTATTAAAGGAGCTTTCTTAATAAAAGGAGATTTTGGACAATTTGACTGGACTTCTGCTGACGGAGTAGTAGAAATAGCAATAGAAGTAGCAATGGATTATTGTGTATTAAATTACTAATAACATTAAAATAAAAATTAACAAGCCTGGCAATAGTCAGGCTTTGTTGTTTTAAAAAAGTTTTATTCGTATATTTATATATAGAAAAAGTTACTAACAAATAAAATTTATGGAACAAAAGCAAAAATTTCCTACCGAAATGGTAGAATTGCCATCAAAAGGATTACTTTATCCAAAAGATTCTGAACTAGCATCAGGTAAGATCGAAATGAAATACATGACAGCTCGTGAAGAAGATATTCTAACAAATCAAAATTATATCCAACAAGGAGTAGTTATTGATAAATTACTACAGTCTCTTATTATAACTCCAATTAACTATGGAGATCTTTTAGTAGGGGATAAGAATGCAATCTTAATTGCTTCTAGAGTATTAGGGTACGGAAAAGATTATGAATTTGAATACAAAGGACGAAAAGAAGTAATCGATCTTGCAGAATTAAAACCTAAAGAGATTAACTACGACGCTTTAAAAGGAGGTAAGAATGAGTTTGCATTTACAATGCCAGCATCAGGAACATCTGTTACTTTTAAATTACTTACTCATGCAGATGAGCAAATTATTGATCAAGAAGTAAAAGGATTAAAGAAACTAACAAAAGATGCTTCTCCTGAACTTTCAACAAGATTAAAAAGAATGATTACTTCAGTAGAGGGAGATTCAACACCTAAAGCAATTAGAGATTTTGTAGATAACTACTTATTAGCAAGAGACTCTAGAGCATTTAGAGAACATGTTAGACAAGTACAACCAGATATTGATTTAAAATTCTTCCCAGAAGACGGACCTGAAGGAGGGGTTGATATCCCAATTGGGGTTAGCTTTCTTTGGCCTGACTCCGGATTATAGAGCCGGACTTTTTGCACAACTACATGACATAGTTTTTAATGGACAAGGAGGTTATTCTTTTGAATCAGTATACGAATTTCCAATTTGGTTAAGAAAGTATATTCATAGAACTATGGTAGAGCATTATCAAAAACAAAATCAACAACAGCAACAACAGTCCGGTAAGACATCAGTATTACAAAACGGGCATATAAAAGCACCAGACTATAGTACAAAGGCTCCTAGATAATAGGAGCTTTAGCTATTTATAATAAAATCTCCATTAATGGCGTTAAATAAACAATCGCAAAAAGACGTACAGGATACAGCAACCTACATAGAAGATACACTTAAATCAGTATCTGCTAATCTAGGAGAAGTGTTTAAACAAGCTGTTGAATCTGCATTTGACGGAGTAGATGCCACTGTTATGACGGTTGCAACAAAAGACTTCACACGAGCAATGGCAGCAGCAGCTAAGACTTCTGAAGACTTAGTAAAAAATCATTATAGAATTTCTCAAGGATTAACTACTTCTAAAAATTTAGAAAAGCAATTACAAACAATTGCAGAAAGGAAATTAGAATTAGAAAGAAAATACGCTTACACAAAGCAGTTAGCAGAGGATATAGGTAAGAAGATGACAAAGCAGCAGGAGAAAGCCTTTGGTGATGCTCAAGCAGCTTTAGATTTACAAGAACGGATTCTTGAAGCAGATAGGCAATCTCTTATAAGCATAGAAAAGAAAGTAGGGCTCACAGGTAAACTTGTATCGGCTTTAGGTAAAATACCAGGAATAGGTCAATTCTTAAAAGCAGATGAGATTGATCAGGAGATGAGAAAAGCAGCTGCAAATGGTGCTAGCAAATTCCAGACTATGGGAATTGCAGGTAAAATGGTAGGTAAGCAGTTACTTGAAGGTCTTTTTGATCCTTTAGCAATGATAGGTGCTATCTGGAGCGGCTTTATGAGGGTAAATAAGGCAACTGTAGATGTACAACGATTAACCGGACAATACGAAACATCTATTGCGGGAGTTAACGATAGATTAGCAACATCAGCACAGTTTTTAGAAACTGCAGCAGAACTAACAAAACAGTGGGGAGTTTCTGCAACACTAGTATTTACTCCAGACCAAATCGGACAAATAGCAGAAGCTAAGAACCTATTAGGACTTTCAGCTGAACAAGCAGGAAGAATGGGAATGTTGATGCAAACCACAGGTAAGTCAGCAGACCAGGTAGGACAGGGAATTTACGATACAGTAAATGCATTTAATGGTGCAAATCGAGCAGGAATAGCACACGGAGTAGTCTTACAGGACGTACTAAGTGCCTCGGATAGTATAACAGCTTCTTTAGGGAATAGTGAGAAAAAGATAGGAGCAGCTGCAGTAGCAGCTAGGGGATTAGGGTTAAGCTTAAACGAACTAGACGACATTGCAGGAAGCTTTCTTAATTTTGAAGATTCTATATCTGCAGAATTAGAAGCACAGTTACTCACTGGAAAAAATATAAATTTATCTAAAGCAAGAGAACTTGCATTAAATAACGACTTAGAAGGAGTAGCTAACGAACTAAGTAAAAACGGAGCATCAGCAGTAGAGTACGCTAACATGAACCGTCTTGAACAAGAAAGCTTAGCTAAAGCAATGGGTATGTCTAGAGATCAACTTGCTAAAAGCGTACTAACGCAAGAGGCAATGAAGAACATGACTGACGAGCAAATTGCCAAAGCAAGAGGAGTTACCCTAGAACAGTCAAAAGCAATGGACGTTCAAGAAAAGATGCAAGTAGGTATGCAAAAGTTAGCAGAAGCTTTCGCACCAGTCTTAGACGTAGTTGTTAACTTAGTAGATGCTTTAATGTTCGTTATAACACCTGTAGCAAAACTTATTGCAATGGTAGTAGGAAACCCTATAGGGAAAGCAATATTACTAGCAGTAGTAGCAGCTAACTTTTTAGGAGTAGCAGTATCAGGAGTAGGGAAAGCTTTTGGATCAATGTACCAGTTAGGGGCAAAAGCACTATCAGGTCTAACAGGTTTGTTCAAAGGAGGAGGATTGAAAGATGGTTTAGGAGGACTGAAAGATAAATTAGTAGGAGGATTTAAAGGAGCAGGAGGAGATAAGACAAAAGACCTTATCGCTGATAAAGCTCAAGATGTATCCGGAGCAACAGATAAAGCATCCAGCTCAGGAACAGGGGAAAAGTTCAAAGAGAAAATGCAAAATATAGCCGAAGGTATAAAAGCTTTCGGAAACATGGAAGTACTTTTTGGAGCAGTTAATTTAATACCGTCCTCTATAGGTCTTATAGCGATGATACCTGGAGTATTAGGAGCAAAGTTAATTGAGCAGATAGATGGAGAGAAGCTTAAAGAATCTTTAATAGGTTTAGGAACAGGTATATCGGAAATGGGTAAAGGAACTGTACTTCTAGGAGCGTTGGGATTAATAACAACTTCAATAGGGTTGATTGCAATGATACCGGGTATAGCAGCAGGACTTTTACTAGCAGCAACTGCTAAGCCTATATCAATGGGATTGGAGGTACTAGGAAAAGGATTAGAGGCATTTGGGGAATCTATGATGACAGGCTATGGGTTAATAGGATTAGCAGCAGTAGCAGTAGGGGCACTTGCATTAGGAGCAGCACTTAACTTAGCAGCACCAGGAATTGAAGCATTCGGAACAGTAGTTACAGCAGTTTTTGCAGGACTAGCAACACTAGTAGGAGCAGTAGCAGAGGGGTTTGTAACAATGATGGGAGCAGTTACAATGGAAAATATACTACCAATGATGTTACTAGGGCCGGCGTTATTTGGAATAGCAGCAGGACTTGCAGCTATCGCAATTGCAGGACCAATGGCAATACCGGCATTAATAGCCGTAACAGGACTAGCAGCAGTAGCAGGTGGAGTAGCAGCAATATTTGGCGGAGGAGATAGTGTAGGAGAAGCTAAAGGAAAATCAGAAGAAGGATCCATGGCAGCAGTAGAAGCTAAATTAACAGAACTTATAGCAGTAGTAAAAGCAGGAGGAAACGTATACTTAGACACTAACAAAGTCGGTAGAGCACAAGTACTCGGAAGTTATAAATCTTCATAAATAAACTATTTATAATAAATTAAAACAATTAATATGGGACTATTAGACTTATTACCATCATCGAACTTAGGATTACAGGGAACAACCCCAGCAACTATACCAAGTGCTAATCCAAATTCAACACTACACAATCAATCATCAATCAATAACACACCAGCGATTGATCAATCACCTTCTAGTTTAGACTTAGACGGACAAGTACCAATAGTGTCTCCATCAGGACAAGGACTTCCTTATATGAATAACCTACCAGGATAAAAAATAAATGGCAAACGGACTATTAAATCTCCAGACAGACCTTAAAAGTCTTCGTTATGGAAGCGATAAACCCTATATTACTAAGGATGTAAACGACCCTCCTTCTAGTAATCAAACGGGTATGCAAATAACTAAGCGTATAGATGACACTTCCCGTATTGCCCAAATGCTTATTGACCGTCCTGGATTAAAGTACCTAGGAAACGAAGCTTTACTTCAACAGATAAATGTTGGAGATAGAATAAAAAAGGCAAAGTCAAAAGGAAAAACCACAGTAGGAGCTGTTTTACAGCAAGCAGGAAATACTTTAGTAAGTACAGCTAAAATTGTAGGATCAACTCTAGCTCAAGTTCCAGTAAATGGAACAGGTACGCATTTCTTAAAAGGATTTAGAACAGATACATACTTACGTCCAGATCCAGAAGGAGTACAGCCATCAGGTTTTGCTGCTTTCTTTGGAGCAGGAGGAGTAGAGGGAGCACCTTATGCACTTAATGGTGCACAAATACCTATGTATATTAATTCTGATATGTACGATGAAAAGACAGATCAGTTAATTAATACCAGTAGTTTAGGTTATGATGAAAAAATAAATTCACCAATTCCTCAAGGAGAGAATAGAATATATTCTCAACAAGGTACTTCTATAATAGAAGATAATGTAGGAATAGAAGGGTGGAGACCCTACACAAGTCTTGGAGTAAGAGAAAATCTTGTAAGTAGAGATGATAACACCGTAATTAGCCAGAGTAAATTTTCCTCTCCAGAGATAACCGATAGGACAAGAGTAAAGCCTTCAGGATCAATAGTAAGTGTATCAGGAATTGAGATACTTAGTCCTAATACAGGAACTCCACTGACAATCCCTGGAATAGAAACAACTGCATCACCTAATAGAGATTTAAAAAATCCTCAAAGTACAATAAAAAGTATCCCTAACACAAATGTGGTGGGCAGTGGATTTTCTTTTAAAGATAATAATTTAGAAAATAAGTACTCTAGCGGAAGTACCTATGCAGGTAACACCACACAAGAGACAGTCCTTGGAGCTTCAGCAGGATCTATCCCTCTTAGAAATTTTACAAGTCCAAATTCTGAAATAAAAAGTAGACCTATAACAGGTTCAGGTAACGATAAAGTTGTTGATGCAAATAGTGTTAATAGAAATGTAAGTGATTTTAGAACAGGTCCAACTTCTTTTAATTATTCAAGTCCTACAATTAATAAAGAAACTAGAATTAATTTAGGAAATCAAGGTAAGAATACAGGTGCAGTTAGTTATTCAACTATAGACAGAGATAAGATAGATGAACTAAATGCTCTAGATGTTAGTAACTCTAGAATAGATGGAACAAATGCAGCAAGAGATTTAGCTAAGTTTTATTTCGAAATAATAACTCCAGACGAAACTAAGTTTTTACATTTTAGAGCACACATTGACAGTATAGATGATAGTTACTCAGGAGATTGGGATTCACATCAATACGTAGGTAGAGCAGAAGAATTCTTTACATACAAAGGATTTAAAAGAGATATCTCAGTAGGGTTTAAAATATCAGCTCAATCTAGAGCAGAAATGAAACCTCTTTATAGAAAAATGGTTTATTTAGCATCAGCTACAGCACCAACATATGGAGGTGGATCAAATTTTATGAGAGGTACGCTTGCTCGTCTGACAATTGGTTCGTATTTTAGTCAAATACCAGGTATAATAACATCAGTGAAGTATACTTGGCAAACAGATTATATGTGGGAGATAGCAATGCAAAACCCGGAAGGTGGAATAGATGATGATCAACAAGAGTTACCAATGACTTTAGATTGTAGTATTTCATTTAAACCAATTCACGATTTTGCTCCACAAACAGGATTAAAACATTACTTTACAAGCCCAGCACCTCTAAACGGATCAAAACCGTTTTTTTAAAAAGAAATAAATGGCAGATAGATATAGAAACATAAGAGAAACAGTAACTACAGACAATGTGAGGTATAAGGTAAATGCTATTTACCCCGAAGTTCCTTTATCTGAAGAAGATTTTTATGTTATATCAACAGGAGGAGACAGGTACGATACATTAGCTCAGCAATTTTATAACGACCATACTCTATGGTGGATAATTGCATCTGCAAATAACTCAGAAAGAGCCTCTCTAATAGTAGAGCCAGGTGTACAGTTACGAATTCCTGCTAATAAAGAAAGAATATTACAGTTATATAGCGAGGTAAATAGATCAAGATAATGGCAATAGAGATAGGAGCAGGAATAAGCTCAGGAGTCGCACAACAGCTTGAAGCAAGAAAAAAAATCATAGGTAAAACATCAGGTAGAACTGATGATGACTTGATGTATATGAATGCTAAGACTGGATGGGTAAAGCTATCGTCTGGTGTTAATACATTGAGTGATGCAGAAGTAGCTCAATTTAGAAGACAAGAAGGAAGAAAAGATATAAGAGGAGGTCACGGTTTAGCAAAAGATAACGTACTTCTTGGAGGAGTACTAAGACCAGGTGGTGGATTAAGAGAAGGAATAGATACCTCAGGAAATGTAAATTCGGACAAAGCATACCTACTGAGACCCAGTACAGGTTATAGACCTATGGGGGGTATTACCTCTATGACTGTTAAGTCCAAAAATACCTACGGAACTTTAAGAGAGGCAGAGGTTAGTTTTTCTGTGTGGTCTTTAGAAGAGTTTGAAGTAATGGAAAGACTTTACCTAAGACCAGGATTTACAATGTTACTTGAATGGGGACATTCACTGTACATTAACAACTCAGGAGAATTACAGAAAACCATAGAGACAGTATCACCAGGATTATTCTTTAGAAGTAATCAAGAAATGTCTAATATAACAGACGCAATTAAGGAGGTACGGGAAAAGAGTAATTACAACTACGACGGAATGGTAGGTTATTGTAAGAATTTTTCTTGGAATTATAATTCAAATGGAGGGTACGACTGTACAGTTAGTATTACATCGGCAGGAGAGGTATTAGAATCAATATCAATGAAAACATCTCCATCTTATATGTTCCCACCAAGTGAGATGGAACCTAAAGAAAGTGAAGCGGGAAAAGAACAAAGAAAAAGTGTTTTTCACTATTTTCTAGCTAAATTAGCTGCACTAAAAGGAACAACCCTAGTACTTAAGCCAAGTTTACAGGGAATTGCACCAACATTTACAACCCCTTTACAGGAGTTTGCAATATTCTTCTCAGCAGTTGAAATAGACGATAGCTGGTTTTCAGATACAGAAACACCTATGCATTGGGTTTCTTTACGAACTATTCTGGACATTTATAATAATTGGGTAGCAGTAAAAGACCTTACAAAAGCACCAGGAAGTAAGAATGCTACTATGACTAAGTTTAATATAGATCCTGCTAATCGTGCTGAGTTCGTAACTGGCCCTAAACATTTTTCACCAGATCCTACAGTATGTGTACTTATCGTGCCTAATGATGAAGGATTGGGGGTATTAGCACCTGTACATGGATCAATTACGTCTTTAGGAGAGGGTGCAGACAGAGATGTACTGAATATACTTATTGCTACACCTTACCTGAAAACTAAATTCGACGAAGCATTAGACTCAGATGGAAAATTTAATAAAAGTTTTCTAGATGTACTAAAGAGTATACTAGATGGACTAGCTGACGCATTAGGGGGTATAAACGATTTTGACGTAGCTTATGACGAAGAAGAGAATGGAGGAACATTCTATGTAGTAGATAGAAACCTAACACCTAAATCACCGCCTGTAGAATTAACCCTTGTAGGTATAGACAGTATTTTTAGAGAAGTAGGAATAAGTAGTAAGATAAGTAACGAAACAGCCTCCCAAATAGCAATTGCAGCACAAGGAACAACTCAGAACTATACTGAAAATGTAGAAAATATACTGAAGTGGAATCCTAATATTATAGATAGGATTATTGTCACTAAAGATGTTACACCTAAAAATAAGAAAGACGAAACAGAAGTAAAAGAGGAAGAAGAGAAAAATCTACTAGACTGGAAAGATAGTATAAAAAAGTTCTTTACAGATTTCGAAGGTGGAGGGTATAAAAAAGACGAGCTAAACGCTTCAAAAACAGAACATCAACAGTACACAGTAGAAAACGTAATAAGAAAACCAGGCTCAGGTACAGATGCAGCACCGGGTATTATACCGGTTGAGCTTACATTGAAACTTGATGGAATTGGAGGACTTAAAATAGCCTCAACTTTTAGAATATCGAAAGGAATCTTACCAGACAAGTATAACGATAAATTTGGATACATTATAACAGGGTTAGAACATTCTGTAGGAACTAATAATACTTGGGAAACCTCAGTAACAACACAGTTTTATTTACTAGCACAGTTACAGCAAGCAGCTAGAACCCCACAGCAAATACCACCATACACAGCACCTTCTCCAAAAACAGAAGCAGCAACAGAAGCAAACTATACACCACCAGGACCTATAACACCAGGAGCTGACCCAGCACCAGTTATTAATCCTAAAAAAGTAGGAGCAGGAAGTTACAATGCAGCACCACTTGTTGCTAACTCTAAGGCAAATGGAGGACAGAATGGACTACTAAACCAGTCTAATACTAAACTGCTTGTATTTACAGGAGACGGAGGAGCAAAGAGTTATTACAAGAACCCTGCAACAGGACAACCAGAATATATGCTACACCCAGCAGCAGCCAGAGCGTGGAAAGCTTGGAAAGCAGATATGAAAGCAGCAGGTATTTCCTACAGATTAACAAGTGCTTACAGAAGTCAGGTACATCAAGCCGGATTAGGTTCAGGTAAGACTGTAGCAAAACCAGGTTCATCGCCACATGGATGGGGAGGAGCATTAGACTTTGGTAATCTTTACCAAATTGTAGGAGGAAGCGGCGATCCAAAGAGAAATCAAGATGGAAGAAAAACACCTATCTATAAACAAATGGCTACACTAGGAGCTAAACACGGATGGTACAACCCCTGGAGACTATCAGATGTAAACGGAGTAGATGAGTTATGGCATTTTGAATACTGGGGACCAGCTTAATAATAAAGCAGTATGGCAGAGAAAATACAGGTAAATAAATTCACAGTATTATCCAGAATTAATAGAGATACTATTATAGTAACTACTTATGGCGACGGTGTGGAAATTACACAGGATTTATATACTCTTTCAATGGGAGTTGAGACTGCAGAAAGAGATGCTTTATTTAGAGCTGAAAAATTTGGAGTATTAACAAAAGACTTTGCAAGACGATATGAATTAACACCGCCACCGCCTATCCCTACACCGGAAATCATTCCACCGCCACCGCCAGCACCTCCTCCTCCTTCACCAGAAGTAAAGAGAAAAGGAGCTTGGTACTTGCCGAAATCTAGATACAGAAAACCTAAGTCAACTAACGGTGGAGAATTTATTATTAAATCAACAGGAGAAGCTTACACAGGAAGTTATATAGAGACTTTCAAAAAGAAATACTACGCAGGAAGCTCTCCAGAGCAAATGGGTGAAGAGTTAGAGAAAGTAAGACAGAGAGGAGATTTTGATTTACTAGGAGAAGCTTTTGCAACCTTAAGTCCATTACTGCTTAAAGCATTAAAGGGAGGAGTAATTAGAAAAAGGCCGACTACAAGTGAAATTGTAATGGGAGAGATGAAAAGATATTTTGTACAAGATCCAGTAACACAAAAAATCGTAGAAGTAACAAAACCGGATTATGTAGAGCTTAAAAAACAATTGCCTAATAGAAGGTATGTAGAAGTACCTTGGAATATACAAGAGCCAGCAGAAGATATAATGTTTGGTAACTACAAGTATGAAGGAGCAGCAACTAAGAATCTTAATACAGTAGTTGCATTGGAAAAACAAATGCCAGGTATTAGTAGGGTTGTAAGAGACTTTGCGTACCTTGTACCACCAACACGTCCTAAACAGATAATCACTCCAGACACATTTACAACAACAGTAAAGGATCCGCTAGTAGATTTAGAAAATTCTCGAAAGGCAAATTTCGATACAAAAGAATAAAAATAAGGCTTGCTTTTGCAGGCCTTTTTTCTTATATTAAAGAAAAGGTTATAATAAATGTTTTATATAGTAGAGACAGAGGAGCAAATTGAGCTTCTAAAAGACTTAGGAAAGAAAGGAGGTTATGTAGAAGTTATTTCTTCAAACGATAACTACCATCCACTTCTTACCACTACCGTAGCAGTCTATGTAAGACCTTTAGATCATTACGAAGGTTATATTATTCCAATAAGTCATGACGAAGGATTAAACGTAACGAAAGATTGTGTCTCTGATATTCTAAAAGCATACACAACACTTTATACATTTGACAAGAAAGAATTGATGTATCACTTTGTATTACCGAATGTTATAGATCTTTCTTTACTTTATTCAATGACTTCTTATAATAGACTAGAACTTCCAAGATCTAATTCAACTTGTAATTGGTATTATAATCGCTTTCATGATTTTAAAGAAATAAATGCTATAATTCCAATATCAAAGTTATTTGAGAAATGTGAAGAGAATTATAAATCATTACAAAAGATATTGCAGATTGCAATACCCAATGGCTTTGATTTCTACAATAAAACTGCAACGTCTGTTTTCTTTATGATTGAGAGAACCGGTTTAAGAGTAACCTACCAATCCTTTCTAGAATTATTTAAACCAAGTAATCCTGTTTATAGTATTGATAATAATATTATTTATACTTCGTACAATCTATATAATACGACTTCTCGTCCAACAAATGCTTTTAACTCAGTAAATTTTGCAGCAATACCAAAAGCACCTGAATTTAGAAAAGCAATCATTCCTCAGAACGATGTATTTGTAGAAATGGACTTTGATGGATATCATTTAAGACTATTATGCGAACAAATAGGATATGAATTAACAGACGAATCAGCTCACGTTCAATTGGCTAGACTTTACTTCGGTAAAGATGAAATAGCTGAAGATGAATATGCAAAAGCAAAACAAATTAACTTTCATGCCATTTATGGAAAGATTCCACCTGAATATGCTTTCCTAGAAATCTTCGATAAGATTCAGAATTATATAAACGGTCTTTGGAAGCAATTTAAAGAACAAGGATATGTAGAAGATCCAATATCAGGAAAAAGATTCACACAAGACCTTCCAGATATGCATCCTCAGAAGCTTATGAACTATATGATGCAAAGCTTGGAAACCTCAAGAAATATTCTTATATTAAAAGATGTGCTTATGTTCCTTCAAAATAAAGAAAGCAAGCTAGCACTATATACTTATGATGCCTTTGTATTTGACTTCGATAAATCAGACGGAAAAGAAACATTAGAATCCTTAGAAAAGATAATGAATCAGGGAGGAAAATACCCTATAAAATTCAAATACAGTAATAACTTAGTTTTATAAAATAAAAACATATTTATAAATGATACAAAATGATGTAGCGCCAGTAATGTTCGATTACGATATCGAATACAATTTTAATGCAGCCGACATGAGCAATAAGTTATTTTGTACTTTCTCTTCAGAACAACAATTAGAAGGGATATTAAGTACAATACAGACCAAATACAAGATCATTTATAATAAAATCTTCGTTCTTTATTCAAAGAGCCAAGACGAATATATTTGCACATATAATGTGGAATTTGGAAACGTTTCTAATTTCTTAGAAAATACTATTTTAGTACATAGAAAAAAGGAATCAAATACCCTATACACAATCAATTCACTAAACCGTCTAATAGAATCTCTAAATGGAGGAATCTTAGATACAAACTACAAGGTGAATTGGAATGACTATCAAAACTGTATACTATTAACAAAAGGAGCAGAATTGAAAAGAGTCAACACAAAATTATTTAGAATAATAGAATTATAGTTGGAATACTAAAATATTCTTCTTATATTATATAGATAAAAGTTTTAATTAAAATCAGTTACATTATGGACATTAATGCTATCAAAGCAAAACTGGCCGCTCTAAACAGCACCGGAAATCAAGACCGTGAGAAAGTAGACTTCGACAAAATCTATTGGAGACCTGCAAACGGAAAATCAACAATTAGAATAGTTCCTTCAGCATTTAACGCTGCAGATCCTTTCACAGAATTGAAACTACACTACAACATAGGAAAGTTCCCTATGATGTCATTGTCGAATTACGGCAAACAAGATCCAATCGAAGAATTTGTAAAAGAATTAAGAAAGACTTCTGATAAAGACAACTGGTCATTATCTGGAAAGTTATCTCCTAAGTCAAGATTTTTTGCTCCTGTTATTGTAAGAGGTGAAGAAGATAAAGGAGTACGTCTTTGGTCATTCGGAGTTAACATCTACAAAGCATTACTTGCTTTAGCAGAAGATGAAGACATTGGAGACTTCACAGATGTAATCAATGGATGGGATATGGTTGTTGAAAACACACCAGCAGCAGGACCAGGTCAATTCCCAACAACTACAGTTCGTATTAAACCTAAACAAACTCCATTATCAGATGATAATACACAAGTTGATTTATGGTTAAAAGAACAACCAAATGCCTTAGAAGTACAAACTCAGTACGACTATGAATTCATCAAGAAAAAATTACAAGAGTACTTGAACCCAGGAGAAGAAGTAGCTTCACCAGCAAACATTCCAGCAGAATCAATTGCACCAGTAGCTCCAGCTCCAGCAGCTGCAGAACCAACTGACTTAGACAAAGCTTTAGGAAGTAACAAAACTGACTTTACTTTAGAAACAGCAGTAGAGGGTAACAAAAGTACAGTAAATAAATTTGACGAATTATTCAACTAAGAATGGCAGTTAAAAAAGAAACAGCAAAAACCGCTAGCGAAATAATCAAAGGCGGTTTTAGTCTTGACAACTTCAAAAAAAATAAAGGATTTTCAAATACCTCAGTAAAGTTTAAATCTCAAGACTGGATTAAAGTCTCAGATGCTTTCACAGAAGTAACATCCCTTAAAGGAATTCCTATGGGGCATATTACGTTACTAAGAGGACATTCTGATACAGGAAAAACTACTTTACTTTTAGAAGCAGCAGTTAATGCTCAGAAAAGACGAGTACTTCCAGTATTCATTATTACAGAGATGAAATGGTCATGGCCACATGCTCAAATGATGGGATTAGAAGTAGAGGAAATATTCGATGAGGATACAGGAGAGATTACTGACTACAAAGGATTTTTCTTATATGCTGATAGAGGTACCTTAAACACTATTGAAGATGTAGCAGAATACATTCTAGACTTAGTAGATGAACAAAAGAAAGGAAACCTACCTTATGACCTATTGTTCTTATGGGATTCAGTTGGATCAGTTCCAAGTGATTTATCAGTAAGATCAAATAAGAATAATAATGAATGGAATGCTGGAGCAATGTCTACTCAATTCGGAAATAACGTAAATCAAAAAATTATGTTATCAAGAAAAGAAGCTAGTAAGTATACAAACACTTTAGTAGCTATTAACAAAGTCTGGACTGCAAAACCTGAACATCCAATGGGTCAACCTCGATTGGAGAATAAAGGAGGAAAGACAATGTGGTATGACGCAACAGTTATCATTACATTTGGAAACATTACCAACTCAGGTACTTCTAAAATCAAAGCTGTAAACAAAGGAAAGGAATATGAATTTGCTAAAAGAACAAAAGTTCAGATAGAAAAGAATCATATCGATGGAATACAGTCTAGAGGAGCAATCATTATGACAAGCCATGGATTTATTGCTGACGATAAGAAAGCAATTGATGCATATAAAGATGCACATAAAGGATCTTGGGCTAATACTTTAGGGTCAACAGACTTTACAGTAACAATTGAAGCTGAAGTAGGAGAAGATGTTAGAACTGATATAGAGATGATCGATGAGTAATTATTTAGATATACTAAATAAAATCGAACAAAAACCAGACAGAAAACTAAACGACCATGTTTTAATAGTAGACAGCATGAACACCTTTATAAGGTCTTTTGCAATGCTACAATCAATGAATCCCCAAGGCCATCACACCGGTGGTCTTGTTGGTTTCTTGAGATCGTTAGGGTTTTTGATGAGAACAATTGACCCTACTAGAATCATTTGTGTGTTTGACGGACAAGCTTCTTCCTCAAGTAGAAAGAATATTGATCCTGAATATAAAGCAAATAGAAATATTAAAAGGATTACCAATTGGGAACTGTTCGATGATAAAGAAGATGAGTACGCATCAATGACTATGCAAATGCATAGACTAGTAGAGTACTTACAATGTCTTCCTATCAACTTAATCTCTATAGACAAAATAGAAGCAGATGATACTATATCTTATCTAGCTCAGAAGTTTGGAGCTAATAATAAAAAGGTAACAATCGTTTCTTCTGATAAGGATTTTTTACAAATAGTGGACGAAAATATAGAAGTTTATTCCCCTATCAAGAAAAAAACCTATGGAAAAAAAGAGGTACTGGAAGAAATAGGTATGATTCCTGAGAATTATCTAATAATGAAAGCACTTTTAGGTGATAACTCAGATAACCTTACAGGAATAAAAGGATTAGGCCCTAAAACACTTATAAAAGAATTTCCGGGATTAGTAAACAAACCGGGCTTTTCTTTAGAAGATATTTATGAAGTTTGTGAAAAAGGATTACAGGATAAGAAAGTTTTTGCAAAAATCATATATGAATGGGAAAAGGTAAAAACTAACTATGAATTGATGAATCTTTTACAGCCAAGGTTGGGAGATTACGAAATAGTTCATATATTAGATAAGATAAAAGAGCCAACACCGGCATTACAGGCTGTTACTTTTTTAAACATGTTAGAGGCAGATCAAATCGAAGCTCTAAACAAAAACGTTGAGGGATGGCTTGAATTATTCAGACCGCTTTCAACATATAAAAAATAAGTTATAATAAAATAAGTTACATGACATCATTAGCAAAATTATCTTCCTACGGAAAAGGATTCCAGTTAAAAGTATTAGGAGCATTATTAACAGACAAGAAATTTCTACTTAACACAAGAGATTTGTTAAGGCCAGATTACTTCGATTCAGATGCACATAAATGGATTCTAGAAACTACAATTAAGTATTACGACAAATATCATACTACAATTTCATTAGAAGCATTAAAAATCGAATTACAGAAAGTAGAGAATGATATTTTACAAGTAGCAGTTAAATCAGAATTGAGAAATTGTTATGAAGCAACTCAAGAAGATTTAGCATACGTTGTAGAGGAATTTACTACCTTTGCCAAAAACCAGGAACTTAAAGCAGCATTATTAAACTCAGCAGATCTTTTAAACCAAGGAGACTTTGACGGTATTAGAGGATTGATTGAAAGAGCTATGAGAGCTGGTATGGATAAGAATATGGGTCATGAGTATAATAAAGATGTAGAGAGTCGTTATAGAGAAAACTATAGACCAACTATTCCAACACCTTGGCCGATTATGAATGAGACTATTGGAGGAGGATTCGGACCTGGAGATTTAGTTATTATGTTTGGAAATCCTGGAGGAGGTAAATCTTGGACGATGGTTGCAGCTGCAGCACATGCAGTACTACTAGGTTACAATGTAAATTACTATACTTTAGAGCTTGGAGAGGATTATGTAGGTAAACGTTTTGACTGTTACTTTACAGGATATGGAATTGAAGAAGTAAATAAACATAGAGGAGAAGTTGAGAAGATTGTAGGTAAATTGAAAGGAAAACTTATTGTAAAAGAGTATCCACCAAAAGGAGCTTCAATTAACACAATTAAATCTCATATCCAGAAATGTATCGATATGGATCATAAACCGGATATGATTGTTATTGACTATGTCGATTACCTAAAAGCACCTTCAAAATCTCGTTTCACAGAGAGAAAAGATGAAATTGATGATGTATTTATTGCAACAAAAGGACTAGCTAAGGAACTACAAATACCTATTCTAACACCATCTCAAGTTAATAGAATGGGTGCTAAGGATTCAGTTATTGAAGGAGATAAAGCAGCAGGTTCTTACGATAAGATGATGGTTGCCGATGTATGTTTATCTTTATCAAGAATGAAAGAAGATAAGGTTTTAGGCACAGGAAGAATTCACGTTATGAAGAACAGATACGGAATGGACGGTATGACTTGGGATGCAAAAGTTGATACAAATAATGGACATATTGAGATATTAGGTCACATGTTAATAGACGAATCAGGAGACAAACCAAGAGGAAGTTACAAAGATATTGCTAATAAGTTCTTCGAATTAGAGTCTCAAGTTCCAAGCTAGAAGCCTATTTATTTCTACAGTCATAATCTATAACCCTTTTAAAAAAAGCGAATATGAGTCTAAAAGACGAACGCATAGTTTACAAACCATTTGAATACCCACAAGCACACGATTACTGGCTTAAAGCGCACCAAGCGCACTGGTTACATACAGAAGTTCCAATGTCACAGGACGTAACAGATTGGAATTCAAACCTTAAACCGCACGAAAAAAACCTTATAGGAGGAATCCTAAAAGGGTTTGCTCAAACAGAGACAGTTGTAAATGATTACTGGACATCTTTAGTAACAAAATGGTTTAGAAAACCGGAAGTTATTATGATGGCAGTTACGTTTGGAGCTTTCGAAACAATCCATGCCGAAGCATATGCTTTACTAAACGAGCAATTAGGATTAGATAATTTTGCAGAATTCTTAGAAGATGAATCAACTGCAGCTAAAATTCAATCTTTAATGGATGTTAGAGATGGAAATGCAGGAGAAACAGATTGGCATGAAGCAGCTAGATCACTTGCTATATTCTCAGCATTTACTGAAGGAGTAAATCTATTCTCTTCTTTTGCAGTATTGTTATCATTTAAAATGAGAAACAAATTAAAAGGAGTAGGGCAAATAGTAGAATGGTCTGTAAGAGATGAATCACTTCACTCAGAAGCAGGTTGTTGGTTATTCAGAACCTTAATGGAAGAATATCCAGAATTAAAAACAGAAAGACTTATTAACGATATTAGAGAAGCGGCAACGCTTGCTTTAGAATTAGAATTCAATTTTATTGATAAAGTATTTGAAATGGGAGATTTAGAGAACTTATCTAAAAACGACCTTAAAAACTTTATTAAACACAGAGTAAACACTAAGATGGGAGATTTAGGATTAAAACCATTAATACCTTCAGATCAAATCGATAAAGGAGCTTTGAAACAAATGTTATGGTTTGATGCTGTAGTAGCAGGTAAACAGCATACAGATTTCTTTGCATCAAGAGTAACGAATTATGCCAAAGGGCATATGGATTGGGACAACGCATTTTAATTTAATTTTATGGGAGTAGATTACAGTACCTGGAAACCAGGTGTAGATTATCCAGAATGGATGAATGAAGTATCTTTGGCAACAATTTCAAACGGGTACTTATTACCTGATGAAAATCCAAAGAAAGCATACAGAAGAGTTGCTGATGCAGTAGCTAAAAGATTAGATCGTCCTGATCTAGCAAATAAGTTTTTCAAGTATATGTGGAAGGGTTGGTTAAACCTAGCTTCACCAGTACTATCAAACACTGGAACTGACAAAGGATTACCAATCTCATGTTTCGGTATAGATACTCCTGATTCAATCAGAGGTATAGGATTAACCAATGCAGAACTGATGAGACTTACCTCTTTAGGAGGAGGAGTAGGAATTGGATTAGGAAGAGTTAGAGGAAGAGGAAAAAAGATCGCAAATGGCGATACTGGTAACTCAGAAGGAATTGTGCCTTGGGCTAAGATTTATGATTCAACTATCATTGCTACAAATCAAGGATCAGTTCGTAGAGGAGCAGCTTCTGTGAACTTAGATATCAATCACGAAGATATAAAAGAGTTTTTACGTATTAGAAGACCTCAAGGAGATCCAAACCGTCAGTGTTTAAATTTACACCAATGTGTTTCTATTGATGATAAATTTATGCAGAGATTAGAGCATAGAGATCCAGAAGCAATGGAACTATGGGTTGAGATTCTTAAATCAAGAGTTGAGACAGGAGAGCCTTATATTATGTTTAAAGATAATGTTAACAACGCTAACCCTCAGGCATACGTAAAGAATAACTTAGATGTTACAATGACTAATATCTGTTCGGAGATTGCATTACATACCGATGAAGAGCATTCATTTGTTTGTTGTTTATCTTCTTTGAACTTAACAAGATACGATGAGTGGAAAGATACTGATTTAGTTGAGACAGCAATCTATTTCTTAGATGGAGTACTAGAAGAATTCTTAGTTAAGACAAATGGTAAGGACTCTATGATTAGAGCACACCGTTCTGCTAAAAAAGGAAGAGCATTAGGATTAGGAGTTTTAGGATGGCATTCATTCTTACAATCAAAAGGATTACCATTTAATTCAATTGCATCTACTTCTTGGACAAACAGAATATTCTCTCAAATTAAAACACAAGCAGAAGCTGCTTCTAGAAAGTTAGCTGAAGAGTATGGGGAACCAATCTGGTGTAAAGGAACAGGAATGAGAAATACGCATTTAATTGCAATTGCTCCAACAGTTTCCAACTCAACAATCTCAGGAGGAGTATCGGCAGGTATTGAACCAATTCCAGCTAACGTTTATACTTTCAATTCATCTAAAGGAACTTTCATTAGAAAGAATCCAGTATTAGAAAAGTATTTAGAAGACAAAGGACACAATACAGAAGAGGTATGGCAACAGATTTTAAAGGATAGAGGATCAATTGCAAATCTACCTGAAGACATTATGCCGTTTGAAGATAAAGAAGTATTCTTAACATTTGCAGAAATAAACCAACTAGCTTTAGTAGAACAAGCTTCAGTAAGACAGAAGTACGTAGACCAGGCTCAATCATTAAATTTAGCATTCGATCCAAGTGATAGTCCTAAGTTCATAAACCTTGTTCACCAGACAGCTTGGAAACTTGGATTAAAAACGTTATATTATCTAAGAACTGATTCTGTCATAAACGGAGATATCGGAAGTAGAACTTCTGAAGACTGTTTAAGCTGTGATGGATAAAATTAAAAAAATATGATACAATTATTTATTTCACTATTCCTAGCAACTGTAATTTTTCTACTAACTGTAAAACTGAGAGAGTATGTACAAGAGGTAGCACAGTTGAGAAAACAAATTGAAGAAACAGCAGCAGCTCATATAATTGAGAAAGCAAAAGTAAAGAAAGATTCTACATTTAGATCTTCAGCAGTTAATTGGGGTAAGACAATTGAACACTTTGTACCTTTTATGACAAAGTTCCCTATACCAGCAGAAGATGTAGTATTCCTTGGAATGCCAATTGACTATGTAGGGTTTACCAACACAGAAAGTAAAACTAAATGCGAAGTACATTTCATTGAAGTAAAATCAGGAAATGCATTTCTAATGGGAAAACAAAAGAATATTAAAAAAGCAATTCAAGAAGGAAGAGTTCACTGGCATGAAATTGCAGTAGATGGAAACCGAGCAGAGATCACAGAAGAATAGCTATTTATATGAAATGAATATACTAGCCAAAATAGTAAAAATGTTATACCCTCTACTAATACTAGGGGGTATTCTATCTACGTACGGTCAAACCTTTACGCACTCCGGTTATATCTACGGATCAAACGCTGTAGGAATACCGGGTGTACAAGTACAGTTGTATAGTAGAACAACACCTACTTTGACAGGATTTACATCTCAACAAAACTATAACGGACATTCCTATTACAGATCAACTGGAAGTGCTTTCTGGACAGATGCAAGACAGGCATGTGCCAATATGGGAGGTTATTTAGTAACTGTAACATCAGCAGCTGAAAATAACTTTTTATTCAACCTATGGCCTTCAGGATGGATAGGATTAACAGATGAAGCAGTCGAGGGTCAATGGAGATGGGTAACAGGAGAACCCTATTCTTATCAATCATGGAATCCAGGTGAACCTAATAACGCAGGTAATGAAGATTATGTTCAATTTGTAGGAGCAGGTAGATGGAATGATTTACCTAATAATCAAGCACTTCCATATGTGATAGAATTTGATTATGTAGTAACTTTTACTCCTTGGGCTTTAGTAACAACAGCGACAACAGATGCTACAGGAAGATATGTATTTTCAACACCAACAAATCCTTCTATAGAATACTACATAACATTTACTCCTCCAACTTTACCTACATTACAAGTAAGTGATGCACAGATTTCAAATAATGTAACTTTAGGAACACTAGCTTTAAGAAGTAGAGACTTTTTTAGATTTGATGTTAATAATGACGGTAGAGTAACAATATCAGATACTTACACAATATTTGCTAGAAGAAATGGATTAATAAACTCGTTTGCAGCATCACCTCCTGATAGTAGGATATTTACATCATCCCAATGGAGTTCAATTAGTGGAAGTGCATTAAACTTAAAAACAACAATCCCAGGGGTACAATCAGTAACAATAAACAATCCTATATCAGGAGGAGTTTCGAGTTACTATATAACAAGATTAGGATATAGCAACTAAAGTTGCGACTATTTATAAAAGGTATGAGAGTGCATAAGCACCAGGTTGTGAAATAAAAATAACTTAAAAACAAAAGAAATGAAAAAATTACTTTTAGTATTAGGTGTAGTTTTAGTATCATTAACAGGATTTGCACAAACTACCGCACCTGATGCTACTAAGCCTTACTTGATATTTGACGCTAGTTACAACCTAGCACCAATTGGAGCAACACCTACAAACGTTGCAATTTACTATGATAACGCTGGTTCTACAGCTATCAAAGCATTACAGTACAGATTTTGGTACGACAAAAACGTATTTGCTTCTCCGACAGTAACATACACTGGGACCGAAACAAACAGTTACTTCCAAACATTAGTAAACGCTACTGAAGGAAATGTAACAGTTACATGGGTTTACACCGGAGCAGATGTTGCTTTCAATATTGCTGACGGAGCAATGTTCAATATAGCTTTACCATTTAAAGCAGGTTATACTAATGGAGCTGTAACTACTATGTCATTCTCAGGAGCAACAGCTTATCCTGCTTATGGTACCCTAGCAAATGGAACTGATACAACATTAGGATTACATAACTACGGAGGTGCGTTCACAGAACCCGTATTTGAATATGCTGCTACATTCTTAAACAGCCCAACTAACCCAGCTTCAGATATACCGGTTGTATTACAAAAATCTTCAAACGGAACAACTTGGGTAGATGTAATGACTGTTAATACAGCGGCTTCAACAGGAGTAGCAGAATTCACAACTAACTTAGATCAAAACTACTGGCAAATTAGAGTAAAAGTAAATCCAGGTATTACAGCTCCAGCAGCTTTATCTGCAGCAGATGCTGATATGATGGCTCAAATTGCTACAGGATTACAAACACCAACTGGAATTCAATTCTATACTGCTAACCCTAACCAAGCAAATGGAATTACAATTTCAGATTCATATACATTATTCTCTAGATTGGCTCAAGGTCTAACAGCTTACCCAAACAATCCTGATATCTTATTCTTTACAGAAGCTCAATACACTCAAATTGCAGCAGCTACAACAAGTTTATCAGCAACAATTCCAGGGGTAGCTACGTTCTTATCAGCTAACATCAACAATACAACAGCAGCCAATTACTACCTACTAGTATTAGGAGACGCAAACGGAACAGGACATAACTAATATGTTACGCTATATAATCATAGCACTATTATCAATAAATTCACTATATTCTCAGGTACAGTTTCAAGTACCTGGGATTACAGTGTCTCCATCTAATACTATAGACCTTCCTGTAACAATTCAAACAAATGGAAATGTATTAGGGAGTTTAGAGTTTGCTTTAAATTATGACCAAAGCATCTTACAATTCTCAGAAATAATCTTATCTGAAAAAGCACAGACCTGGTTAACATATACAATGGATACTGGAAGTGGAAAAGTAAGATGGGGTGGGTATGATAAGACTCATGGACAGCATTCTATAACAAATCCAACAGAACTATTCATATTAAAATTCACAGTACTTAGTACTAACTGGGCTCAGACTCCTATAACAGTAGGAAGAAAGACAGCAGGAGATGTACAGGGGTGGGATATCGCTGTAACTAATACGGATGGATATATCAACTATAATAGAAATGCAGCACCATTAGATGAAGATGGAATCCATGGAAGAGCATACCCAGTACCTACAGACGGAATTGTAACAATGGAGATGTCTTTACCGGTAAGTGGGGATTATGAAATCATAATCTTCGATATGGGAGGTAATCTTCTAAATATAAGGAAAGAGCGTTTTGCAAAAGGACCTAATACTACTTATGGAGATTTAACTGCTTACCCAAGTGGTAACTATTTATTAAATATAAGAAGTAAGAACTTCGCAAAAACATTTAAAATAATAAAAAAATAAGCTATGTCAGAAGAAACAAACAACGACGGTACTTGGTCAGGATTGAAAAAAACAATTATTGGAACATTAACTACAGTAATTGGTGGAGGAGGTATTTGGTTATCAACACAACTATTTGGAGGTCACTCTGAAGATAAAGAAGAACCAAAAACTGAAGTAGCAGCTCCAGCTGCAGCACCTGTTGTTATTAACTTACAAAACAATAACACTAACCAACAAAAACAACAATCAAACAATTCAAACTCTAACAACGTTAAGCAACAAGCAGCACCTGTTCAAGCAGCACCTGCTCCAGCTAAACCAAAAACAGAAGAAGAACCTTGGTAAGATTATTCACAATATTATTTCTAGCTTTCAGTATAGTAGGTTGTGCCCAAAAGGTAGGATCTACTAAAACTGAAGAGTATAAGGCTGATTTCGAAAAGAAACAGTCTCTAGAAGTTGTATCTGATTATACTGATACTATTCAAATACCAATTCAAATATTAAAAATTGGTATTAATGAAGAGTTATATGAAATGTATCCTGAATTAAAAGACAAAAGAGTTGGTTTAGGGGTTTCAAATATTGTATTAGAGTATTTAGAATCAACAAATAGATTTGTATTTACAGAAGAAAGAAATGAGATAAAACAAAACATGATTGCTCAAGATAAAGCATCAGCAAAAGGAATCTCATCAAATAAAATAGTTGTCAAAGGAAATGTTGTTTTAGCTAGATATTTTGTATACATTGAAGTATATGATTTCTCAGTTGGAGAAGATGAAGAAATAGGAGGCAACGGAATAGAAATAAAACAAAAAACAATAATAGGGTTACAGATAAGATTTGTGGATGCACAAACTGGTGAAATAATTACTGGATCAGGTTCCGGTGAAGCAGTTACAGTGAAGAAAGCAAATCTACTAGACGGACTCGACGATACAAAATTCAATCAATCAACAATCGGAGTATCTACCAAAAAGTCATTAGAAACTGCTTCTTCAAGAGTAGTAAGTAAAATGATTAAAAAGGGGATATTTCGTAGTTAATGAAAAAATGGATATTATTATTTTCACTATTTTCAGTCCTGACCTCCTGGGGCCAGTACACCTATACCTACAAAGATCCTTGTACCCTAGTATCAAAGAGTATTTACGTACCAGCCGGTGGAGGGGTAATGGTAAACTACTTCGATAACCAAAGTACATTTTCCGCAAATGATTTCTCCTCAGGAGTCTTTGATAACTGGATAGCTCAAGTATCTCAACAAAATTCTAACTCACCTTGTGAATCAGTAACTACAGCAATTGTAAATAGTATAACTAATATAACAGTCGCTAATACATTAACTGTTGTTACAAATGTAATATCAGTAACAAACGTAGCTCAATCCATAGCAACCATAGGAGGATCTATGGGAAGCTCTATGACAGCTACAGCCGGAGGCGTAACAAATTCTTCACAAAGTGAAGGAGGTAGTACTAACCAAAACTCAAAAGATGAAAAAAAATCCGATTCAAATACCAATTCAGGAACAAATACAGGAACTGCTGGAACAAGCCCAACAGGTAACCAAAATCAAGGAAGCCAAACCAATCCTAACCCTTCTGGAGGAACACCTACAGGATCTTCAACAGGAACACCTCAGCAAGGAGGAGACACTACAAATCCAAATCAACCAGCTTCGACAGGAAGTCCTACGTCTGAGTCGTCTGTAGAAGGGTCAAGCGGGAGTAGTAACAACTTAGCTAACTCTTTATCGAACTCTGTAGATGGAGGATCAGCTGACGGAGGAAGTTCAGGCGGAGGAACATCAGGTGGTGGTAAAAAATCTAACAATGCAGCTAAGAGTGTAGGAAGTTTAATTGCTTCTGGGGATATAGTAGCTATTGCAAATACTGATCAAACTCAGAATTTTAGATTTGTAGGAAGTATAACTCACGCCAATACTAGGGGAACTAGAATTAAAGGAGTATTATTTAATTTTACTTCAGGTGTTAATAATTTGAACGTTACTTTTTATAAGTCTTGGATTAATAAATCTAAAAAATTAAATACAGTAGGTGCTCAATCTATTATGATGGATTTTGATAAAAACTTCTTTAGTACAACTACCGTATTAGAATCTTATAAAGTAAATAATAAACTAACAGGAATGTTTGGTGTTAATTTTACAGCGGGTAAAATGGGAGAAAGATCTCTACTAAACCTATCTGCTGTAGGTGGAGCACATAGTAGTTTTAAACTAAGTGATAGAGTTAGTACTAGCGTACTAGTATTAGGAGTTTACTCTCCATTCACTCAGTTCTATGAAGGTAAATGGTGGGATGCAGGTATAATAGTAGTACCATTTAATTCATGGGATTTAAAAATAACTAAGACATTTAAGTTTAATGTAAGTTTTACAGGAGTATACGAAGCAGGTAAAGAATTTTTAAATTACCAAATATTAACAGGAGGTAAATTAACATTTTAATTATGAAAAAATTAAATCAATTATTTGAAAGGTTTTACGATAAGGTATCAAATTTCCTTTTTGGAAGATAAAACAGTTTAGTATTATGAAAAAATTATTTTTATTATTAGCATTAGTATTTCTAGTATCAGCTGATACAGCTACTAAAGAATGTTATAAAGTAACAAAAGTGTCTTCACAAGTTGAAGCACCAGAAATGAAAAAAGAAAGAGTTGTATTCGGAATTAAACAAATGACTGAAGAAATTCTATCTGAAAAATACGATATATGTGAAGATGGAACTCCAGTTGAAGTAGAAGTGTTATCAGTTGAAGCACCTTCCACAAATACCTCTTTAGGACCATTCTCTAAAACTAAAAAAATTACTATTGTAAAATTAAGACTATTAGTAAAAGGAGAAGAATATTGGGGTCAAGGAGAAGCAAACACTACAGTTCAATCGACTTTCTTAGATTTGAACGACGATAATTTACCATTTAATAAAACATCATTCTCAGGAGCAGTTAAAAAAGCTTTAGTAGAAGCTGTTGGAGAAATGTAATAAATTTCGTATCTTTATCATATGAAAGGTAAAGAATATACTATTACATACAAAAAACAGAAGTACGAACTAGATCCAGAATATTGGGACGAAGAACAGCCTAATAGTACTAGAGAGTTTCAATTGAGTCAACTTAAATACTGTGTAGAGGTAGGAGATTTTATTACCTTAGAAAATAGAATAAACAATATGCTCAAGTGGGGAGGTATAAAAAAGGTAGAGAAATAGTTGTATTTCTCAATTAAAATACCTATATTATAGTATAATCAAAAATAAAGGATATGTCTAAAAATTCAGCAAAGAGTATTTATACTCAACTAATGGAATGGATTCCAACCTTAGGAAGAACATCAGTTCCTAAACAAGAACAATCACAAAGTAAATTCAGCAAAGCTGATCACTACAAATCAAAAGGAGCATATGGCAAAGCAGGTAATTAAGTTTTATGCTAATTGGTGTGGTCCGTGTAAAGTATATGGACCTACATTTACAAAAGTAAGAGAAGAGTTAGAAAGTGATGAGATTACTTTCTTAGAAATTAATGTAGAGGAAGATACAGAAAACTTATCAGGTCAGCATAAGGTAAGAGGAATTCCTCACACAGTAGTTCTTCAAGACGGAGTAGAAGTAAAAGCTGCATCTGGAAGACTAGGGGTAGAAGAATTAAAAGAATTAATTTTAAACTAAAAATCAAAACAAATGTTACGTAATCCAGATACAATACCGGCAGGCGATACCCTTATCGAGGATCCAATCATGGAGCCATTCTTCATTACACATTCTCCATCAGGAGGTTACACAGTTTATGAAAGAGTAAACAGAGGTAAAGACGATAAAGCATACCTAAGAACTGTAAGCTATCCAGCCACATTCAATCATGCATTAAAAACAGTTTCAAAAGAGTTACTAAACTTTAATGAAAATAAACATTTCAAGACAATAAAGGAATATATTGAAACTTGGAACTCTATTGAGCAAAAGATGCGAACAATGACTACTATCGATTAAGAAAGAGAGTATGGTAGAGACATTTAAACATGCGTTGGGACTATGTGGAGAGCATTGGCATCCTAATTTACTAAACATTTCTGCATTTTTTGTTGCAGTAGGAGGAAGTATTTCGTATATTAAATACAGAATTAAATCGTTATGGAAGAAAGAGGATTAATATCTTTATACGATTACTTAGGTTATGCTGCAGGACAAGAGTTAGGAGACAAAGTATATAAAGCAGCTCTTAAAGCAAAACAGGAAGTAGGAACTAGAGAAATTTCAAATACTCGATACAAAGGAAAGGTAATGCTTTATAAGAGGGAATTTTTACAAGAGTATTTTAAAACTGAACAATCAGAAGTAGAACCTTCCTTAGGAGATCGTCAAAGTTATCAATTATAAAAGTTATGGCTACATTAAGAAAATACGAAACTGTAACAGATGTTAATGTTTATGAAGTAAATCTTACTGACGAACAATTAACAATGTATAAAGAAAATGAAGATCTTTTCTGGGAAACATTCGATAGCGATTTAGATTGGGAATTCAGTTATGACAAAGTCGGTGATCCTGAATTAGAATTTGAATTAAGAGAAAACTAAAAGCGTTTGCCTATACGCTTAAAATACCTGGCTTATTTAAAATTATAAATTATGTCTAAAAAACATGTTGTAGTATCCTTATCAGGAGGAATGGACTCAAGTACCTTATTACTTAGATGTCTAAAAGAGTATGACACAGTTACAGCTATTAGCTTTGACTATGGTCAAAAACACAGAGTAGAGTTAGAGAGAGCTCAATCATTAGTAGAGTACCTTAATGGTTGCTCTGAAAAAGCGGAACAAGATCAATTAGGTACAATTACGGTAGTAGGAAAAAACTACAATGAAGTTATGTATCGCCAAATCCAATTAAAAGGATTAGTTGATTTACTAGATTCAGCTTTAGTAACAGGAGGTGAAGATGTACCAGAAGGTCACTATGCAGAAGATAATATGAAAGCAACAGTTGTTCCTAACAGAAACAAAATATTTGCTTCTATTACTCAAGCAGTAGCTTTATCAGTTGCAAATAGAACAGGAGAGACTTGTGATATTGCAATGGGTATCCATGCAGGTGATCATGCAATTTATCCAGACTGTAGACAAGAATTTAGAGATGCAGATGATGCAGCTTTTAGAATGGGTAACTGGGAAGCAGAAAGAGTAGGGTATTTTACACCTTACTTAGAAGGAGATAAATTTACTATCTTACAAGACGGAGAAGTATTATGTAAAGAGTTAGGATTAGACTTTGATGAAGTTTATTCAAGAACTAATACATCTTACAAACCAATTAAAATGGTATACCATGACCCAGTAACATTTGAAAAATTTGAAGAATGGTTCTCAGATTATAAATCAGCTTCATCAGTTGAAAGAGTAGAAGCATTTATTAAATTAGGAAGACCTGATCCAGCTCCTTACGCAGACGAAACAGGACCAGTAACATGGGAACATGTAGTAACAGAAGTAACAAAAGTATTAAATAACCATAACAATTAAGATTATGTTTGAAGCAACAGGAACAGCAACAATAAACGGATATTCAGGAACAACTATCAACACAAACCTCGGAACAGTAGGAATGGGTAATATTAATCCATCAACAAAATTAGAAGTAACATCTGGACTAACCTTATCAGGAAATTCAACAATTAATTATTCACATTCAAATTTAATACCAAATAATATGAGACCAACTCAAGCAAAAGTAGCAGTATTCACAATCACAAGAGATGCGGATACAAATGAAATCAATTCAACAAAATTTGTAAAAGAATTATGGGTTGAGCAAAAAAACGGAGCATCAATTGATTTAATTGTTGCAAAACATTTAGATAAAGATTTTGATCCAGAAACTACAGTTATTAAAGTTTTATCAACAGTATCTTTTTAATAAAAAAGTTGCTCAATTGAATTAAAGTTCTTATCTTTAAGTATTATTAACAACAAAAGAAAATAAAAATGAAAAAAGTATTTTTAGCATTAGCATTAGTAGCAACAGTATTAGTTTCTTGTAACAAAGTAAACACAGCTGAAACCTCAACAGTAGACTCAACAGCAGTAGTAGTTGATTCAGTAGCAGTTGATACAACTCAAGAGGCTGCAATTATCGCAACAGAAGCAGTACAAGATTCAATCGACGCTGCAACTACAAAGTAATTTACCAATGCTCGCTGTTAATTGAGAGGTAGAGTGTATTAATTTCCGAACAAGGGTTTATAGTAGGAAGGCGCCACTTATTGCACTCAATCAGAAACCCTGAAAGACCAAGGTTGGTAAAAAAAGAATCGGTTGGTGTAATCGGGAATGAATACCGACAGAGGGTAACACCGCTTCTAAGCGGGATGAGGGTTCGAATCCCTCACCGATTCCAAACAGTCAGGAGACCATTGGTTGGTGGCACCTCCCCAAGGTTTAGTTGAAATATACTATTTATGGCAAAGCTGGAGCAGGTTCGAATCCTGTCCTGACTACAAAATTAAACTACTGTTCTTTGAAATAAAAATTATAAATTATGGAACAAATTTTAGCATTTGTTTTAGGGGTTGGTATAGCTCTCCTTGCATGGGGGGTTGTGGTAGCGTTTAGAACAGCAAGCAAAGTAGCAAAGCAAGAAAAAGAGTTAACTGAAATACAGAACTGGATTTCTAGAAACGATGAATTAGTAAATCGTAGAATTGATCAGGAAGTTGATCGAGTAAACAAACTACACTCAGACTGTATTTCCTATACAGACTCCAGAGTAGACAAATTAGAACAAAAACTTACGTCAATTAACAATGATGGATGTGAGCCAGTTAAGAAAAAAAAATTAATAAACGGATAAATTAATCCAAAGAACAGTAGTTGTTTTATAAAATAAAAGTTCGTATATTTATAATATATAAAAACACAAAGAAAAAAAATTAAAATATAGTTGGACTGGAATGGAAAAGTTCATATATTTATATATAGAAAGCAAATAAAATGAAAGCAATTCAAAACATACATCAACAACTTAGCACAGCGACAAGAGCATTGAATACGTGGTCGGATTCGTTATGTGGGGATGTCATTTTAGGCTTTGCTGGATATAATAACGAACCGAAACAAGGAGGTACCGGGGTATGATATGATATAGTATAAAATACATATTATAAGTAAGGTACCCGGATCAAAAAAAGATTCGGGTTTTTTATTAAAAAAAAGTTGCTAGAAAGAAAAAAAAATCGTATCTTTAGGTACAGAAATAAAGAATAAGAGTTCATTGACATATTGGATAAAGCATAGGGAAGGCATCCGGCTGGATCAGGAGCCACTCTTGAAAAGTGGTAGCAGGTAATACTGTTGTGGGTTCGAGTCCCACGTCTTCCTCAATATTGGCTTATAGTGTAACGGTTAGCACAAAACACTTTGACTGTTTTAGTCTAGGTTCGAATCCTAGTAAGCCAACAAATAATTGTAAGTAATGAAAGCCTATCCCAACACTTGATCAGTAAGTAGGACGGTTAGTAAAGAAAGCATTATCAGTAAGTAGTGGAGAAATCCATATGGAGAAAACGATGCAAGACATGAGTACAGGGAATCAGCCCGATGGCTTTGCTTACGGAAATTACAGTAGTTTTGAGATGGGCGAATTCTACTTTAAAAAAATAATCCCTTCACCACTGGTAGTAGAGGAGTCCGGTTTATCTCGCTGGCCTTGGACGCTAGAGCACGCAGGTTCGAATCCTGCCTACCAGACGAGAAGAGACTGTTACTAATTCATAGAAGACCACGCGAGTAAGTCCTCGAAGCGTAGAATTAGATTTGCCTTCGAAGCTCATGTGGACGGGCACCGGGCTTTTAACTCGGGGGTAGCTGGTTCGAGGCCAGCCGGGGGTACAAAAGAAGACTGTTACTAATTCATAGAAGGGCTTTTAGACCGAAGCGTAGAATTAGATTTGCCTCGTTGGCGTAATGGTAGCGTATTTGTTTTACATGCAAAGGGCGATAGTTCGATTCTATCACGAGGTACAAAATTCTGGGTAGCAAGTAAAATACCGGCAAGTATTTTCAAGACTATATGGAGTCTATTATGAGTTAGTAATTTGCCGATGAAAGCTTGTTATAGTTTCGTTCTTGGTAGATTGGTGACTACGCTGCCCGTGGAGGGTGGAGAAGCAGGTTCGATTCCTGTAGAATGATCAAATTGGGATGCTTCAGTCACTGGTGTGATAAGCGGTCTGTAAAATCGTTGCTGTAAGAAGCGTGTGGTTCGATTCCACAGTATCCCACAATTGGACCTTTTGTATAGCTGGTGCGTACGCTAGTCTGAAGAACTAGAGGAACAGGTTCGATTCCTGTAGGGTCCACAACCGGGTTTGTCGTATAAAGGTTATTACGGATGACTGTTAATCATCTTATGGAGGTTCGATTCCTCCCAGGCCCGCAATTAAATGCTCGTATAACAGGTAGTGTGGTAGCTCCCCAACCTGAAGTGGGATAACGTGACGGTCAATCGTAAAAGCTCAAGGTACGTAACAAGTAGCAGTTGGTTGGAGTAAGTGACTTATCGAGGTTGGTTCGATTCCAGCTATGAGCACAAAAATAGGTAATTAGCTCAATTGGTTAGAGCACTCGCCTGATACGTGAGAGGTTATAGGTTCGATTCCTATATTACCTACAAAGGGAAAGTAAATCAACTAGGAGTTGAGACCGCTTGCTAAGCGTATCGTGCCTTCGGGCATGGGGTTCGATACCTCTGCTTTCCTCAAAAAAACCTCCTCACCGTCCTCACAACGCATCTAAGGAATGCAGGAGAAGGAAGTACGAACGGGGCCCCGTGGTAAGACACTTTAAAATCAGATAGTACAGCGATAGGGTAAGAGGTTCCCTATCAACTACCGACTTGATCTAGGATCGAGAATATCTCATAAGTATTCTCAGACAAGAGCGTAACTTGTAGTCGGTACAATATGGTGATTGTAGCTGAATTGGTAAAGCGTCTGATTGTGGTTCAGGAGATTGTGGGTTCGAGTCCCATCTTTCACACAAACATATCCCTGTGGTGAAAATGGTAAACACACCAGGCTTAAAACTTGGCGCTCAGGCTTGCTGGTTCGACTCCAGTCAGGGGTACAAAGAGAGAGATGTAGGACTAATTGCCTACCCTGTTGCATAGCAGAAAGTAGCTTAAATAAAGCCTCTCTTATTTGGTCTTATAGTTTAATTGGAAAAACTTATCGCTACGAACGATAGAACGTAGGTTCGACTCCTACTAAGACCTCAACTGCCCGTATAGTTTAATCGGAAGAACTAAACGCTTCTAACGTTTCAGTCCTGGTTCAAGTCCAGGTATGGGTTCAAAAAAATCGTCCCTCATAAGGGTTAAGTAGATGAGGCTAATCTAGGTAGGTTAAGCGATACCCTACAAATGCGTTCCACAGACAAGGTGTCGGTCAGGTCTCCAAAACCTCGACGGCTGGGTTCGATTCCTAGGGTTCGCGCAAATATATTGTTTCATTAAAAAAAGTAAATCATGAGTAAGTATCAAAAAGCACTAGTAGTAGATGCCAGCTTTATCGCAAGATCAGTTATAAGTACAGAAAGAGCTTTCGTGATTTCTTATAAAGGTAATGCTGAAGTAATAGCTGAACATCCAGAAACATTTAATCTGTATAACCCAGAATTAACAATTTATAAACCTTCTATTATTAGAGTATTTACATATGTAAAACATAATATTCAAAAAGTAGCTCTAACAAGAGAGAATATTTATAGAAGAGATAATTACGAATGTGTTTACTGCGGATGTTCAAATCAAAGAACACTAACACTTGACCATGTTATACCTCAATCAAAAGGAGGAAAAGATGCTTGGGATAATTTAGTAACAGCCTGCAGACCATGTAATCATGAGAAAGCAGATTTAACATTAGAGGAATACGGTAAGGAAATTCCAGAACCAAAAAGACCTCACTATTTAATGTTAATGAGAACTATGACACACATACCAAAGGAATGGGAAACTTTTTTATTTTTTTAGTAAAAAAAGTTGCTAGAAAGAAATAAAGTTCATATCTTTAAGTATAAGAAAGAAGATAAAACATCTACTACGTAACGCACGATCGACGACACGTACTGTCTGGCAGGTCAGGCTAGATGTTTAAATTGGTCGGTTGGCCGAATGGTTAGGCGCAGGATTGCAAACTCTGTAACGTTGGTTCGATTCCAACACCGACCTCATTGAAGGTTCGACCCTCTACCAAATGTGTTACACCCACAGATGGACAACGAGAGGGAGCTACCGATTGATAAGTGGCCGCACATGCGGCAAATGCCCGAGTGGTGGAATTGGCAGACACGCTAGACTTAGGATCTAGATATTGAGGGTTCGAGTCCCTCCTTGGGTACAAAATTAGAGTTAGCTTATAAAGGTTAAAGCAGCAGGGGCTAACCTGCAGAACGGATTCATAGCCCGGCTCTAATTAAAATATAAACTATTATGCGTAAAAAGTTAGATAGATGTGCAGATAAGATTGGGAAGCCGAGTTTACGGTGAAAGGCTGCCACTGATGACTCCCAATAGCCTCTAATAGTTTAAATTTGCTTCTGACGCACAAATGGTGGTGCACTGGATTTGTAACCCAGAATAGAGTCGGTTCGATCCCGTCCAGAAGCTCAACTGCGGCTATCGTATAATGGTCATTACTTTAGACTTCCAATCTAAAGATGAGAGTTCGATTCTCTCTAGCCGCTCAAATTGCTGCGTTAGTGAAGGGGTAAACACGTATCACTTTCTATGATAAGGCACGGGTTCGAATCCCGTACGCAGTACAGAGCTCTTTATTCGTATTAGGAGGAATAGCTTAATCAGCTTCTAGATTTGACGACTCGGAAAGACGAGTAACTGGGGCTATAGTGAAATTGGCATCACGATAGATTTGCATTCTGTTATTCCGGGTTCGAATCCCGGTAGCTCCACTATACAGCTGTATAACAGCTGGTGGTTGACAGCTCGGAACAGACGGGCATTTTGGTCTGGAGGTGTTATTGGTAACACGTCGCACTGTCACTGCGAAGATTGCGGGTTCGATCCCCGTGCAGACCGCTTATAAATTGCGTTAAGGTGTAAAGGTTGCATCTAGGTCTCATAAGCCTGGGGGGTGGTTCGAGTCCACGCTACGCTACAAATTGTCCTTTTAGCTCAGCCGGTTAGAGCAGCTCGCTCATAACGAGAAGGTCACAGGTTCGAATCCTGTATAGGACACTAAAGTTTATCCAATATGAGAGCAATTCCCTCATCTCCAATGTAGTACTTGACTAGTTCAAGTATTATGACTCAGAAATTGAGAATTTGGAGAGTAGTTCCAACCAGCATGACTGGTGTTCAGGCTCCCACGTTTTTTGTTGAAACAACAGAGAACGGACGAGAAGAAGCAGAAAAATCTGCAAACCTACAAGCAAGACAGAAATCTCGCTTGGGTAAGTTTAACAATTGGTATTTTGATTTAACAAGAATGAATGTCAGAGTAGACAGACATGGGAGGTATATCAAACATCACCAATAAGAAATATTCGGAGAAAGGTTTGGAAACCTGAACCTTTCTTCTTATATTAGAGTATAAATCAAAATTAAAAAGTTATCATATGAAAAATTCGTTATCTACAAAAGGGTTATCAATGTCTCAAGCACAATCAATCTCAAACTTGTGCAATCAAAGAGCAAAAGAAATTTCTAATAAATTAGCAGATGTTAATAATGTTTCTAAAACATTAGTAATTGGCTCAGAGACCTATACTGAGACTCAGGGTAATCCAATGCCTGCAAATACAGTAGAACTGTTAACAGAAAAAGCAAGACTATCTGCTACACAAGCCTTCTTGATGGAGAACATCAAAGCAAAAGACGAATTAATCAAAGAGATCCAATTTGAGGACTTTGACTATACTATCCTAGCTCCAGAAAGACCTAAAACTGCAACTAAAGAATTACCTTCCTTAATAGATGAGGAATGGGGATGGTCTCAATTGACTACAGCAGAGTATAACGAATACTTAGAAGCAGAAGCTTACGCTTCACATATTGGACAATTTATCCACAAAGGAGGTAAATTAGATAAATTAAGAAGTGAATTACCTACCATTAAGACTTTAGAGTTTATGGAAATCGAAGTAGGAAAGAAAACTCCTATGAAAGTTTCTATTCACCACACCTCAGAAGGGTTACTTGCAATTCACGAAGAGTTAGCTAGTCTTCATAGAAACTATGAGCAAAAAGTTAACTACTTTAAATCTAAAGTAAAGAACTCAGTAACAACTGAAAATGCTCGTATTGCTAATGAAAGAGCAGAAATTCAAGCTGAATTGAATGAGATAAACGGCAAACAGGATGCTGACTACAATGCAGGGTTGGAGAAATGGAGAGCTGATTTTAGAAAAGCTTCTAATGAATTTGAAGCAAAACGTCAAGAAAGAATCAAAGAAGCTGCTAATATGAAGATTGATATTGATTCTAGATTTCAGCCAGTGGTTGATATGTTCTTAAAACAGTTACAATAATTTGGTGCTAAGGAGGTAAGCACAAGCCGATCCTCCAAAGCTTTATGCTGGGATAGTGGAGTTTTAAATATAAAACTATATGATAGCAAATCAACTACATTTAATGGCCAGGTGCCCTTTAACACTCGCTTCCTTACAAACTTTACAAAACTGAGATAGAACTCAACCGTTAGACAGGTCTGCTCGAAAGAGGTAATTGGCTAACAACTTTGAGACTTAGTTCTTGTCCTTGCCTTTGTGGTAAGGAAGGTCTTTGACCTTGATTTTGCATTCGACATCGTCTATATGCTTTACATCCCAGCAACAATTTTTTTAAAAATAATTAACAAAAAGCTTGCTTCGGCAGGCTTTTATTCGTATATTTAGGTATAATTAATAAGACATGAAACTAGTATTAGAAAAAGGACAACAATTGTTCTTTACATCAGACACACATTACTCACATTCAAACATTTGCAGTGCTACTACAAACTGGACTGAGTCTTCAAACTTGACAAGAGAATTCGATTCACTTGCCTCTATGAATAAGACTTTGGTGGATAACATCAACAACATGGTTGGTGAAGATGATATTCTAATTCACTTAGGGGATTTTAGCTTTGGAGGATTTGATAAGATTGAAGAATTCAGAAGTCAAATCAACTGTAAAAACATTCACTTGGTACTTGGAAACCATGATCACCACATTGAAAGAAACAAGGAAGGTATTCAAAGACTATTTTCTTCAGTACAGCAATACTTGAGATTAGAAGTAAGAAGACCAATCAACAAAGCAACAACTGAAAAGTTTACTTTTGTTTGTATGCACTATCCAATTGCGTCATGGCATGATATGAACATCGGAGTAATTCACTTACATGGACACGTTCATTTACCGGCAGATATAAGAGTAGCAGAGGGTAAAGCAATGGATGTTGGAGTAGATGGAAACGGTTTAGAGCCAATTTCATTAGACGAAGTATTATCGTTGATGGAAAAACAGCCAATAAGAAAGTTAGAGTTGCCAAAGGATCATCATGAGAAAAGAATCTAATATAAAATATGGAATAATTTTTACAAGTGCTTTAATTATAGAGATTTGTTCAACATTCTATATTCGCTTTACAGCAGAAGCTAATACAATAGGAATGGTATTTTTTGCTTTTATTGGTCCATTTCTAGCTTTACCGTTTGCAGGTTATATGGTAGAATCTAAATTCTGGAATGAACGTATAAAAATGGCCTTTGCTTTAGCTTTAGGTTACGCCATAGGAGCATTAGTAGTAAATAATATTATAAAAATATAAAATATGAAAACAACACTACTAATAGCCTCAGCAATAAGTACAGGTTTGGCTGTAGGAGCAACATGGACAGGAGAAATTGATAGAGCTACATTCTACTTAGTATGGGCATTTTATTTAAAGTATTTATCTGATAAAAGAGAATAGTATGAAAGAGTTATTTTTATTAAGAGGATTACCTGGAGCAGGTAAATCAACATTTGCAAATTGTATAGGGGGTTCTTGGTATGAAGCAGATCATTTCTTTCTTAATGAGAAAGGAGAATATGAATTCAATGCTTCAAATTTAAAAGCAGCTCATGAATGGTGTAGACAAGTAGTTGAAGAGTCAATGTCAAATTGGAACGGAATAAATCCTGATGAAAAAATTATAGTATCAAATACATTCACTCAGGAATGGGAAATGCAACCATACTATGATCTAGCAGAAAAATACGGATACAGAGTTTATTCTTTAATTGTAGAAAATAGACATGGAGGAGTAAATGAGCATGGAGTCCCAGAAGAAAAATTAGTACAAATGAAAAATAGATTCGAGGTACAGTTATGAAAAAAGAATGCAAACATGACTTCAGAGAATTTTGGAAAATAAATTATCGAGGGACAAGGTTAGTATTGAAAGAAGTTAAATGTATTATGTGTAACAAAATTAAAGAAAATGGAAAATCAAAATAGTGTTTGCTTTGTAGCAACAATCAACGAAATTAAAGCAATCCCAAATGCTGACAACATTGAACAAGTAATTGTTGGAGGATGGAATGCTATCACTAAAAAAGGTGAATTTAAAGAAGGTGACTTAACAGTTATTGCAACTACAGATGCAGTAATTCCAGAAGCATTTTCTGAAAAAATGGGAGTTACTTCTTACCTAAGAAAAGGAGGTAGAGTAAGAACTGTAAAATTAAGAGGAGTTTATTCTGAATGTCTAATCATCCCAACTAAATACATTCCAGGATATGGAGACAGATACCAAGATGGAGATGACATGATGGAAAAATTTGGTATTGTAAAATATGAACCACCAGTTAAACAAATTCAATTGGCTTCAGGTAGAAAGATTAAGTGGAGAGACAATCAAAACTTCCACATCTACTACAAATTCCCGAATCTTAAAAACGTAGCAGGAATGTTCACTGAAGAAGATATGGTTCAAATCACTAGAAAGATTCATGGTACAAATGCTAGATACGGTATTGTAAAGAAAGGTAAGTTATCATTCTGGGATAAAGTAAAAAAATTCTTTAGACTTGCTGATGAGTGGATTGATTATGAATACATTTATGGATCACATAACTGTGAAAAAGGAAGTGACTCACAAGGATTTTACTCAACTGATGTTTGGAGAACAATAGCTGAAAAATATAGTATTAAAGAAAAACTTTGGGACCTATGTGATATTCTTGGAACTTATCATGTAGGTGATGGAATTATTCTTTACGGAGAAATTTATGGAGCCGGTATTCAAAAGAACTATGAATATGGTTTGAAAGATATTGAGTTCGTAGGATTTGATTTAAAAATGGATAACGAATATCTCTCAACAGATTCAGCTCAATATGAAATAATCAATATGTTACACTTACCTCACGTAGAAGTACTTTACACCGGAACTTGGAATCAAGAAGTTCAAGACATGTTTGTATTTAATAACTTCATTGAAGGAACAAAAGTACCACATGAAGGAATTGTAATCAAACATACCTCAGGTGATAGAAAGAAAGTAGCAAAGGTAATCAATCCAGACTATTTGATCTACGGAGAGAAGCATGATGTAGGAGATTCACATTAAAATAATTACTAAAAGAGTTGCTAGTTCAACTCTTTTTTCATATATTTAGGTATAATAATTAAAACAAAAAGGTTATGTACTACAAATTTAATGAAGAAACATTGTTACCGGAAAAAGTTAATGTAAGTAACAAAACATTAACAGGTTTAGGAGCAGCAGTAGGATTAATACTATTATTTGGATTCACATCTAATCCAGCAAATGAGGTACAAAATTTATCTCAAGAAGACAAATTAATAGTAATTAGAGAATATAATGAGTTCTCAGAAGAAAAACTAATTGAAAAGATTACAGAGTTAAATTTTAGATACCCTCACATCATTCTAGCACAAGCTAAATTAGAATCAGGGCATTTTAAATCAACTATCTTTCTAGAGAACAATAACATGTTCGGTATGAAAGAAGCTAAGTTAAGAGCTAATTTAGCAAAAGGTACAAACAGAAATCATGCGTATTACGATTCGTGGCAAGAATCAGTTATCGATTATGCTTTGTATTATTCATCTTACTTAAGAAGTATTAAAACTGAAGGAGAGTATTTTGAATACTTAAGACAGAACTATGCTGAGGATCCAACATACGTTCAAAGATTGAAACAGATTATTAAGAAACAAGATTTAAAAAGTAAATTTTAATATGACACTAAAAGAAAAGTTTTTACCTAGAATGTACTGCTTTATGGGTAGCGGGATGTTATCCAACACATACGATAAAGATGTAGCAGAAGATAATGCTATGGAATGCGAAAAAATAGCAGAAGAATTTGCTGCTGAGTTTGCAATATGGTTAGTAGAAAGAGTGGCAGGAGAGAAAGGACTGGTATTGCAGGATGGTGTATTAGAACGATTCAAAAAAGAAAAAGGATTATGATAGGAGGAGCACAGCCAAAAATATTACTAACTCAAAATGAGCAAGGTACATTTGATCTAGATGAAGCATTTAAGTCCATCTTCGGAAAAGAACTAGAACCAAAATACAAATTAGTTCGAGAAAGAGATCAACTAACTAAAACATCAGTAGGAATAAAATGGTTAGAGTTTGATGAAGAAGGAAGATACAAAGCAGACTTTAAAGACATTGCTGTTGGAAGAAGTTTATTAATGTCTCCATTCGGACCTTCATTCACTTGGCAAACAACACCAGTAACAGAAATTGTAGAACAAAGAGAAGATTATATTAAATTTAATACAGAAAATTCTGTATACGAATTGTTTGTTTTATCAAAATAAATTTCGTATATTTAGATATTAATTTAAAGTAAAGGTTATGAAAAACATACACGTATTACCAACGGAAAATTCAAGTAGATTATCTTACAACAAAGATGGTGTATTAGAATTACACAGACTTCAATGGAGAAAGAATACTCAAAATATCTATATCACTTCTGATGAAGAAATTAAAGAAAGAGAATGGTGTACTGATGGAATTTACCTTATACAAGCAACTCCAAAATTAGTAGATGCTCAAGGATTGTTTGATAGAAGAGATTGGAGAAAAATCATTCTAACAACAGACCAAGAGTTAATCAAAGATGGTGTACAAGCTATTGATGATAAATTCCTAGAATGGTTTGTTAAGAATCAGAGTTGTGAGTTTGTTGAGATTAAACAAGAATTAGGTGTTTGTCTTAATTGTGAATGGAATTATGATAGTTGTCCAAATGCTAAAGAATGTTTAAAGGGTAAATACAAAATCATCATTCCTAAAGAAGAACCTAAACTGCAATGTAAAGACTGTAATGACAATTTAACAGATTGTACTTGTATTGAAAATACTGTTGATATGAATAAAATAAAAATATACCTAGACGACGTAAGAACACCAGTTGATCCAACTTGGAAAGTAGTTAGAAACTATGAACAATTTGTAGATCAAATTACTTATTACGGGTTAGAAAACATTGATATAATTTCATTAGATCATGATTTAGGACCTTCAGCAATGGCTGAATGGCACTCAAACGTGTATCACAACTACGAATTAAATTATGATAACATTGAAGAGAAAACTGGAATGGATTGCACTAAATGGTTGGTCAATCAGTGGCTTGATGGATCTCCTGTTGTTGATGTTGTAATACATTCTGCAAATGCAGTTGGTAGTGCAAATATGATGGGTTACATAAACAACTACAGACACATCCATAGATTACCTCAGAATTGTGTAAGAGTACAAATTGAACATACAGTATAAAAATTATGGAAGATTTTTTTGAAGATTTAAAAAACCAACCAAGACCAAACTTCTTTAGAAGAATATATCTGTGGTGGGAACATGATGGTAAATACTTACATAAAGAAATTAAATGGGGTATTCAAAATCTTATTTACTGGTTTCCAATTATATGGAAAGATAGAAATTGGGACGGGCATTACATTTATGAAGTAATGAAACATAAGTTGAAAGCTCAAGCCAATTATATTGGAAGAAGAGATTTTCATACTCGAGCACAGCAAGATGCTCGTAATATGAGAATATGTGTTAAATTAATTCAAGCATGTCAAGATGAGCCTTATTTAATGGAGTATATGGATTACCATAAGGACAGAGTTTGGTTTACACCTTGTGAGGATCGTGAAGGATCATCTTTATATAATTCAGAAGAGATATGGGAAAATTATGATGAGTTCTTTAAAAAGTATCCTTTAGTCTATAAGAGAGTGTTAAAAGGTGAAGGACCATTTACTTTAGATGATAGAGATGAATCTGAAATAAAAAGAATTATCGCAATGAATATTGCTCATATAAATCACGACAGAGCAAGAAAATTACTGTTTAGAATAATGGAAGAAAATATTGAAGGATGGTGGGATTAATTACTATAGGAATATTTGTGCTAATTGGAATAGTAGCACTATGGGTTAGAGGAATAGATGAAATGCATACAAAACATCCAGACTATAAAGGAGAGGATTTGTTTGGAGAAGATGAACCAAAAAAAGATAAATGATAAAATATTTACTTTTACTATTTACAATATTTAGTTTTAGTCAGGAACATATCCTAATAGGTGATTCGCAAACATACCTACTGGCCAGGCATTCAACTGAAATTAAACAAGTAAAACAGTTATGCCAATCAGGTATAGGTGTTGTTAAATTGAATAGGAAGACACTTAAATACCCTGTATCTCCTGCAGTTAAAAGCGTATGTGTATGCATAGGAGTAAACGATGGATACAAGGACAGAGGTATAGATGTTTTATTAAATACTATTAAGAGAACTTTTCCAAATGCTCGTCTTTTTATCATTCAAGGCTCATGGGGTTGGGGTACAGTAAGAAGAATGAACCAAAGTACTCTAGACAGGTACTACAAACAATTTCCAGGAACAATAATACATCCGGCAATTGGAAAAGGAGATCCACATAAGGGTAAAAAAGTTTATAAAATTATAATGAAAAGTTTGGAAAGCCAAATATAATTTCATATATTTAGGTATAATTTAAAAGCAAAAGATATGATTTGGATTTTATTACTTTACGTTTTACCTCTACTAATATCAATAGTAGGTGTTTATTTTTTAGTTAAAAGAGATGGAGGGGCTGTAAAAGAATTTTTAGAACCACTACCTTATTTACTCATTCCCTTACTTAATATTGCTGCTGTGGTAGTAGGTATATATTTTCTTATTGAGAAATTTCTAGATGAAGATGAATCTTGGCAGAACTTTAAAAACAAAAAACTATAATGAAAATAACATTCATATCAGATACACATACACGGCAAGGACAAATACCATATTCAGATTTACCTGGTGGTGATTTACTAATCCATGCTGGTGATATTATGAACTCAGGATACAATAAGAATGATATCTTTGATTTCTTACACTGGTATGATTCAATTCCAGGCTACGATAAGAAAGTGTTCATAGCAGGTAATCATGATAGAATGTTTCAAAACCATCCTGAAGATGTAAAAGAATGGTTATCTAAATTTCCAAACATAATCTATCTGCAAGACGAGGCATACGAGATATATGACTTAGCAACAGATAAGAGCATTAAGATTTACGGATCACCTTGGCAACCAGAATTCTATTCATGGGCATTTAATTTACAAAGAAACAGTCTTGAATTATCAGGCAAGTGGGAAGCAATTCCTGACAACACAGACATCTTAATCACACACGGCCCGGCTTGGGGTTCTGTTGATACAGTAGAAGGAAGACCTTGGGACAATTTAGGATGTGAATTATTAGCAGAAAGAATTCAGAGATTTAGACCAAAGATCCATGTCTGTGGACATATTCATTCAGGATATGGAGTTGAGACTATTGACGGCATACATTATATAAATGCCTCAGTATTAGACGAAAGATACGAATATACTCAGAAGCCTTGGAATATAGAATGGGATTCTGAAAGTAATATATTATTTGTAAAATAAATAGAAAAAGGCTTGCATATGTGAGTCTTTTTTCTTATCTTTAAGTATTAATTAAAAACAAAAAGGTTATGTTTAGAAGAACTAGAATTAAGATTGCTAAGAAATTTAGACAACAATTAACTCAAGAAGACTTAAGAGGGTATAGAAATATACTTAAATTGCTTTATCATCCTAAAGCAGAAACACCCCTTAAAGATCCAGAGGTAGCTAAATACTTTATTCAAGTACCTTGCCTTCACCTTGATCTGATCATCGATATAGAGAAAGCAGAAATTGTAAATACAAAACAAATCTACCCTCTTAACCTTGATAAGAAAGTAACAGAGCGTGCTGTACAGAGAATCAAAGAAGAAGTATCAAAACAAAGAGCAGACCTTGAAGATACAATCAGAGGTAAAAAACAAAACATATTAGACAATTTATACGTTAAAGTAAAATGGTAAAAACATTATTGACAGTGACGGTGAATGGAAATGAAATTGCATTTATAAAAGATGCAGGACATTATTTCATTCATTGGGGAGAGCAAGGAAAGCCTAGAGCAGTAAAGAAGATAACAACTCCATCTGGAAGAAAGCCTTCACAGAACTCAGCACATAAACAATTTATGGAAGCAGTAGAAGCAACTAGAGTATTAAAATTTAGTAGATTATAATGGCAGCAGAAAGTAACACACCAGTAGATATTGAAATTTGGATTGAGAAAGTAATCAATTCATGTGAGACGCTAGCACATCGTATGAATGCTTATAAATTAGTAAGACTTTATGTAAAAAGATTACAGGACGAAGGAATGCCTTACTACCAATATACCCACATTAGAGATAAGTTTGAAGGCATCTTATGGCATTTAGAAGAAAATATAAAAAACTAAAGTATGGCAGGACTATTTGACATGATGGATATGGCCATCGCAGATGAATTAGGAGTTGATGTAGAAGTATACATTGACATAATTGAAAAATGTACTGAAGAAGAAGCAAACTTTATTATTCTAGCTATTCTAGAAGAAGATACTAACAATATAGAAAAAGCAAAAGAAATGTTTAATAAGTATTTGAATGAATAAACTAGATAAACAATACACAGACTTACTCCAGACAATACTAGAACATGGTGTTGATAAGAAAGATAGAACAGGTACAGGAACAAAATCAATCTTCGGTTATACTATCAGACATAACATGAAGGATGGTTTTCCTTTGCTTACAACTAAGAAAATGCCATTCAAAACAATTGTAACTGAACTGTTATGGTTTTTACAGGGTAGTACTAATATAAAATATTTGGTCGATAATAATTGCCATATTTGGGATGGTGATGCCTTTAAAAATTATGTGAACACATACAAAGGAAACTTTCCAATGGGTATGGAAGAGTTTATTGAAACTATTAAAACAAATGATAAGTTTGCTGAAAGATGGGGTAATTTAGGACCAATCTACGGTAAACAATGGAGAGGTTGGAACTCAATAGATAACTCTGATTTTGATATGAGGATGAATATATATGAAGTAGACCAAATCCGTAGACTTATCGCAGACCTTACCAACAATCCAGACTCAAGACGAATGATGGTTAATGCTTGGAATGTTGGAGAATTAGATCAAATGGTACTTCCACCTTGTCATTATGGATTTCAAGTTTATACAAGAGAGTTGAGTCACGAAGAAAGGTATAATGAATATAATATTAAATTTAAAGATAGATGTACCGCAGATTGTTACACTAAAGAAGATTTTGACAGTAAAGGAATACCAACCAGAGCAATCTCTTTAATGTGGAATCAACGTTCAGTAGATACATTCTTAGGTTTACCATTCAACATTGCTTCTTATGGATTATTATTGATGATGTTAGCAGATGAAGTAAATATGGTTCCTGATCAATTGATTGGTAATTTAGGAGATGTTCATTTGTATTCAAATCATATTGAACAAGCCAAAGAACAAATTGGGAGAGATTTAACTAATGAAGAGAGGTATAATATATGGTTTAGTAACAATTATGAAACGGGTATGGAAAGATTTTTTAACCCAAATGAATTACCTGACTTTGATAATGAATATTACAAACCAACACCAACAAGAACAAGAGAACCTTATCCACTACCAACAGTTCATGTTAGAGATGGAATATATTGTTCATCAATAGAAGATGTATTGTTATTTAATTATCAATCACATCCAGCAATTAAAGCACCTTTAAGCAATTAGAAATGAAAGTACCAAAAGCAAAAGTAAAAAAAATAGTTAAGGAGTATAAAGACGCCACTAGAAAAGAAATCTGGGAAGGAGTAAGAGATAATTTTACTTTTGCCTTTATTGGAGCAACTCTAGTTGTATTCATTGCAACAAGAACAGACATTGCAGTATTACTGGGATATCTAGCATACTATGCCTTTATGGGTAGGCTATTAAACAGGCCTAAATACGTTACAGATTTAGGAAAACTAATAGTATTTCCAATACCTTCAGCACTTGGAGCATTTGTAGGGTATAAGTTGAGCTACTACTTAATACAGTACATATGAATTTTATAATAGGTTTTAGCTTCGGAGTACTGGCACAAGTACTTACATTTGTACAACTACAAGGACAATTCAGATGGGAATGGTTTAAACAACATCCAATGATTATTTCACTAATGGGGGTACCAATTTCCTTTCTTTATATTATGTCTGTAAAGTATATGGTATCGCATTTTGGAGGAGAGTTATGGCCTTCAAGACTGATGGGCTTTTCAATAGGAGCAATAGTATTTAGTTATATGGCACATTTATGGTTTCAAGAACCATTTACTTTGAAGACACTTATATGTCTTGGATTAGCTTTTGCAATAATGATGGTTCAATTATTTTGGAAATGAAAAAACTAGAAACATGTCACCACTGCGGTGAAGAAAAAGAAAATTGTTATCACGGATTTATAACAATGTGCATTCCTGTTCCTGAAATGGAAGCAATGATTGATAAATGGGGAAGAAAAGATTGGTGGAATAATTTAGAAAGAGAAGATCTTACTGAAGAAGAAATGAAAGAACTAGATAACCTATCAATGTACGATCAGATGTTAAGCACTGTTGGAAGAGGAGTTCAATGTGAGGACTGTGGAAAGAAAGAAGCAGAGTTGTACGAAAAATACTATCCAAAAAGTTTGGAGTCTTAAAATAAATTTCGTATATTAAAAACTATGAATAATAAATTTACATTCCACGTATTAGGACTTCCTCATACAATCACTAATAGAGAATTTGTAGCATGTGCTTATACACAAAAAGCTTGGAAATTCTGTAAGATGATGGGAGAGAGAGGGCATACTATATACCATTACGGACATGAGGAGAGCGACGCTCCATATGCGGAAAACGTAACAGTTATTACCAATAAGGTATGGAAAAAGGTATATGGTACTCACGACTATAAATCTAAATTCTTTAAGTACAATGTAGAGGATGAAGCCTATCAAACCTTCTATAAAAATGCTATAGAGGAAATAGGAAAGAGAAAACAGAAGAATGACTTCATACTTCCATTCTGGGGATCAGGAGTACGTCCAGTATGTGATGGACATCCAGATTTAATAACTGTTGAACCAGGAATAGGTTACGCCGGAGGTCATTGGGCCAATTGGAAGGTATTTGAATCTTATGCAATCTATCATGCATACTACGGACTGATGGGAGTGAATTATTGCGATATGAAAAACTATGAAGTAGTAATTCCAAACTATTTTGATCTTTCTGATTTCGAATTTAGCGATAAAAAAGAAGACTACTTCTTATATTTAGGAAGAGTCTTTGATGGAAAAGGAGTTAATATAGCAATCCAGGTTACTGAACACTTAGGTTATAAATTAAAGATAGCAGGACAGATTGACGCTGATGGACCATATAAGGATGGAATCTTTCCTCCTCATGTAGAGTTTGTAGGGTATGCTGGTACTGAGAAGAGAAAAAAGTTAATGAAGAATGCAAAAGGATGCTTCTTACCTTCACAATATGTTGAACCATTTGGAGGAGTGCAAATAGAAAACCTTCTATCAGGAACACCTACCATCACTTCAGACTGGGGAGCATTTGCAGAGAATAATATAAACGGAGTAACTGGCTATAGATGTAGAACGTTTGACGATTATTTAAAAGCAACTATAAAAGTCAATAACGGAGAAATAGATTATAAGACTTGTAGAGAGTATGGAGAAAAGTTCTCATTAGAGAATGTAGCTCCTATGTATGAGAAATATTTTCAAGATGTTATGAACGTATATGAAGGAGATGGATGGTATCAAACAGACATTCCAAAAGTATAAAACTTTAGTAAGTTGGATCATAAAAAGATATTTCTTATATTTATTAACATATAACAACAGTGTCGTAGCACCACTTTAAAAACACACCTTATGGCAACATATTTTAAGAAGCCCTCCATAGAGAGAGCAGAACAATCGGTTATAATGGATAGAGTTCTAGAACAAAAAAAGAAAGAACTTTCACCTGAGGATTTCAAAACCTATACAAACTTTACAACTCAGCAAGAACTACTTGAAGAAGCAGCTAGAAGAAATCTATTAGCAATTCCAGATCCAAAATTACATCAAACAATTTCATTTATTAAATCCGGTATAAGAATACTCGGATACTTCCTACTACCTTTTAATCTTCTAATAGGAGCCGGAGTATTAATTTTAAGTGAAATAGTTGGTATTTACGAAGAATTAGTTTAAATTAGAGTTATGAGACAGGTAAACGATCACGTAAAAGAAGCTTTAGGAATAAAGCCTAAAAAGAGATTTAAGAAAGACTACACAAAAGCATTTGTATGGATCCTACTAGGAGCTATAACAGTTGCTATATGGACAACAATTTACAATTTAATATTTTAACAAATGAAATTTCAATCAACAAAAGTCTTTGATGGATACTCAACAGTATTTCGTCAATGGAGAGCAGAAGGTACTCATTGCAGGTTCCTACACGGTTATGGTATTTCTTTCAAAATTACTTTTGAAGGAGATCTAGACGAAAGAAACTGGGTATGGGACTTTGGAGGAATGAAGAGAGCTAAAAACACTATTGATGGTATGCCTCCTAAAGCATGGATGGACCATATGTTCGACCATACTTACATCATTGCAAAAGATGATCCATTCTTACCAAAAGCATTAGAGATGCACAACGAAGAAATAATCCAACTAAGAATAATTCCAGCTACAGGAGCAGAACAATTCGCTAAATTTATCTATGATAAAGTATCTGAATTTATACAAATAGAAACAGAAGGTAGAGTAAGAGTAGTGAGTGTAGAATTTAAAGAACATAACAAAAACTCAGCGATATATGGAGAGTAAAATTAAACTATCAGAAGAAGAAGCAGAACAATTATTCGGAGAAATTGATAATCAAGGATTTGGATATTGGGTTGAGCATTATGGATATAAAGGAGAAGAAGATCCGGAATTAGTTCAACTATGTAAAGAAGCTAGAGCAGCTATGGAAAAGTTAAGAGAGCATATCGATGCTATTTGGGAACATTACGATATCGGATAGTATGGTAGCAAAACCTAATTTAACAATGGAAGAGTTCCACAAATACTTACAGGATGTAATAGACTCTAAATTAAATCTAAGACAGAAAGTAGTAGCGGTAGAAATGTATATAAAACAAATAACAGGTAGATGAAAAGAATAGAAGATTATAACAAAACACTTCCAATTGTAGAGCTTTATACAGCTGTACAATCAGAAGGAAGTAGAGCAGGCTATCCAACAGTAGTAATCAGAACAACAGGCTGTACTCACAGATGTTGGTTTGGTGAAGGTGGATGGTGTGATTCTTGGTACACAAGTATTCATCCTGAAAAAGGACATATTAGTTTCCAAGACATTATCAACATGTACGATAAGAATCCTCACATCACAGAGATGATGCTAACAGGAGGATCACCAACAATGCATCCAGCATTAGTAAATGAATTAACACATTTTGCACATGAAAGAAATATTTTCATTACAATTGAGACCGAAGGAAGTCATTTTCTTGAAACGGATTACCCAATTAATCTATTATCAATCTCCCCTAAGTTCAGTAATTCTGTCCCTAAGGTTGGCGTACTCACACCTCAAGGAGACGTTACAGATGAAAGAATGATCAAACAGCATAACAAGTTAAGATTAAACTACGATGCAATTTCTAAATCAATCTCGTATCATTCCGATTACCACTTAAAGCCAGTATGGGATGGAGAGGATCAAGAAGCGTTAGCAGAAATTATGGCTTGTATTAAAATGCTAGACATACCTCAAGACAAAGTATGGTTCATGCCAGCTGGAGATTCAAGAGAAGCTTTATTCAAATCATATCCAAAAATGTTTGATTGGGTGAGAGATAATGGTTACAGATTGACTTGGAGACCTCACATCATTGCATTTGAGGACAAAAGAGAAGTGTAGGATGAGACCAGCAACTACAGTAGAAACATTGTACACTCTTCATACACTATGGAGAAAGGGTCAATTACAAACAGCACAGGTAAAGCACTTAATTAAGACTAGCTGCTTCCTAGAACTAACAAGTATAACAAACGGAGGCATCACAGCACAATCACCAGACGGAAAAATTAAATATTCAATTAAATAAAAAATAAAGTTATGACATTAAAAGATCTAATCGATTTAGCAGGAGACAGAGAATTATCAAAAGCATATCCAAAAGCAGATGGCCTTTACATCTGGGACTATAAGTTACAGTTTAACGGTACTAAAAATTTTGAATTAGAGTTAGTACTAATACCAAGCGACTCAGGTAAGACAGGATTTAAAGATAAAGTATCTATCGAAGAATTAGTAAACTACGTACTGGAGTCAACAGATCCAGAAGTATCAGGAGATGAAATTATCTCACAACTACCAATAGTAGACGTGGAAGGAATTACAATTGCAAAGGTATAATATGAAGAAGTTTTTATTATTACTCTTACTTCCGTTAGTAGGGTTTGGACAGTTAAGAGATAGCGTTTATGTAAAGACAGACATCTACGAAGTGATGTATTCAGAGACACTAGAACAACCATTGTGGGTAAAGTACCAAGTACTATGTACAGGTGCTGGAGCATCTAGAAAAGGAATGGATTTTTATACAGATAAAACAATTCATACTTCAGATGCAAAAGATTATGTAAATAATGTTTACGACAAAGGACATTGTGCTCCAGCGGCAGACTTTAACTGCACTAGAGAAATGTTACTTAAAACATTTTCATACTTAAACTGTACCCTACAGAATGAAAGACTGAACAGAGTTCATTGGAGATTATTAGAAGACTATGAAAGACTTCTAGCCTTTTCAGAAGGACCAGTCAATGTAGAAATAAAAATAGTATTTGACAAAGTACCTAAAAGAGTACCTGCAGGTGCAGCTATACCAACAGCTTTCTATAAAATTATCAAAACTAAAAATAAAACACTTGCTTTCTATTTCTTAAATGAAGCACCAAAGAAAGCAACGTTTGTAGATTATCAAGTAAAACTTAACTAGTTATGGCACTAAAAATAGGAAACAAAGTTTATTTAAGCTGGGATGATATTAATATCTTAGTAGAAGATTTATGTCAGACAATAGCTTCATCAGGAGCAGAAATTAAATCGATAACAGGTATTCAAAGAGGAGGGTTAATACCAGCAGTAATGATCTCCCACAAGCTCCATATACCTTTCGTTAGTAGAATAAATAAAGATACTCTTGTTGTAGATGACATTTGTGATACAGGAGAGACGTTAAAAAAGACTATTGGAATGTATACTGCAACGCTTCATTACAAACCAACAGCAATATTTACCCCAGACTTCTATTCAAAAGAAGTAGGAACAGAGTGGATTGTTTACCCTTGGGAAAGAAATGATTCAGAAACTATTCAAGATTATTTGAAAAAATAGTTGCAGGATAGAATAAAAAATGTTATATTAAATAAAACGGAGTCGTAGAACCTCCATAAAAACAATCTTATATGTCAAATAAAAAATTTATCGACGGTACAGAATTAGTACAAGCCGGATTCGCTAATGGAATCTCAACACAATTAGCAAAAAAACAATTAATAGATGGTCCAGAAGCAAGACTAACTGAAGAAGAAAAGCAAGCTATTATCGAGAATGCTGCAGTAGCTTTTGGGCAATTCCTTTCAGCTTTAGGGTGTGATTGGAGTAATGATCCAAATTCATCTGATACTCCTAAGAGAGTTGCAAAAGCATATGTAAATGATTTATGGGCAGGTCGATTTGAACCAATGACTAAGATCACAGCATTCCCTTCTGATGGGTATGACGGAATAGTATTCGAAGGAAACATTCCAATTACTTCAATGTGCTCTCATCATCACCAAACAATCACAGGAAGAGTTCATATCGGATATGTTCCTTCAGCAGATGGAAAAGTAGTTGGACTTTCTAAATTGAATAGAATTGTAGAGCAATTTGCTCGTAGAGGAGCTATCCAAGAACAATTAACAGTTGCAATTCATAATGCAGTAGATAAGATCTGTGAAGGTAATCTAGGAGTAGCAGTTATGATTGAAGCAGGACATAATTGTGTAAGCTGTAGAGGTATTAAGCATCAAGGTGCTTCAATGAAGACAGCAAAATTAACAGGATGTTTCTTAGACGAAGCATCAGCAAGAGCAGAATTTTACGAATTTGTAAAAGGATATAGTTGTAAATAAAAACCAAACATTATGAATTATTGGCAAGTAACTGTGCAATTGGAGCACGAAAATGACCGAGGTCGTATCCAAAGAGTAAAAGAACTTTATTTAGTAGATGCAATTTCAGCAACAGATGCTGAAGCAAAAATCTATAAAGAGTTTGAAGGAGAGTCTAACTTTACAGTAGTAGGAGTTAACCAATCTAAAATCCTAAAAGTAATTGAATAATAAGTTGGCTCTTCGGAGCCAATTTCTTATATTAATAAAAAAGTAAAAAGATATGATTACAGATCCAAAAGTACCTTTTATTGACGAAGTAGAAGAATTTAACGCCGTAATGGGCAAACCTAATAACTATGAACCAACTATCCCCGAAAGAAAAGAATGGGAGTTTGTATACAATTTCATCCTTGAGGAATTGGAAGAATATAGAGCAGCTTGCGAAGCAGGAGACATCGTTGAGGTTCTGGATGCTTTGTGCGATATTACTTATGTTGCCACTGGGAACGGTACTATGTTACATGGCCTTAAGGATAAGATATGGCCAGCATATCAAGAAGTTCAAGCTTCAAATCTATCAAAAGCTTGCCAAACAGAAGAAGACGCTAAAGCAACTGTCATTCAGAGATCGAGTGAGCAAGGTGAGGAGTGTCATTACGAAAAAGTTGGAGAGTATTACGTTGTTTATAGAACAAGAGATAGAAAAGTAATGAAGAATGTAAACTACTTCCGACCAGATCTTTCTCAGTTTTTTACTCAAGAGCAGTTAAGTAAATTTAATAGAAGTAAATAATGCAAGCAGCACTAGACCATTTAGAAAAGCATAAAGTGTTTATTGATACTTTAGGTATAGATATGATTCCTTTATCAGAGGCTTATAAAGCAGTTGAGAAATCTATTGATAGTCAGCTGGCAGAAGTTATGGAAACATTACAGACACAGCTAGGAGGGTTAGTAGAAGATTTAGAAGATATAACACCAGAAAATAATGATTAAGATAGCACACGAATCACCGAAGAGTATATTTAAAGAAGTACAAAAGCATACTGATTACGACTATGCACTTGTTCACTTATTTGAAGAAGATCCAGAATACTTAAAACAGTTTCAAGAAGCTAAAGAAGCAGGTAGAGAAATTATTTTAGATAATTCTATATTTGAATTAGAAGAAGCTTTTGATGCAGAGAAGTTTGCAGGATGGGTATTAGAATTAAAGCCAGATTGGTATATAGTTCCAGATGCTTTAGAAGATGCAAAGAAGACTGTTAAGCAGATGACTGAATGGAATAACAAATATAAAAATCTTCCAGGAAAGAAAATAGGAGTTGTTCAAGGAAAGACTTATAGTCAAATTAAGACTTGTTATGAGTATATGGATAAGATTGCAAATGTAGATATGATTGCAATTTCATTCGACTATTCGTACTATACTAATACTATTTCTCATCCTAACAAGTATGTTAGCTGGATGTTAGGAAGGGTTAAGCTACTAGGAGATCTGTTGAGAGACGGTGTAATAAACGAAGAGAAGAAGCATCACTTATTAGGATGTGGATTACCTCAAGAGTTTTCTTTTTACTCAGATTATAAATGGATCTATTCTTTAGATACTTCTAATCCAGTTGTACATGGTATAAAAGGAATTGAGTATAGAGCAGACGGATTATGGTCAAAAGAGTCTCAAAAGTTATTTGAACTAATCAATTACGTACCAGAAGATACGAATATGATTCTTCAGAACATTCACAAATTCAGATGGTTTGCAAATGGACGCAAAGTATAAAGTAGGAGAGATGGTTATTATTAATCTCGATAATGAGATTATAGATGCTGAAGTATTTGGAATAGTAAATAACACTTCAGGAAAACCTTCGTACAGTTTAAGAGTAAAAGGTAATTTTATCTTTGTAGATGAAAGTAGAATAATAAGTATATCACATGAGTAGGCCTTGGATAGCATTCTTTAGTCAAACAGGATCAGAGATCGTAGAAGTGTCAAAGCTTTTAGGAAGATGGCCTGATATGATAGTAACAAACGAAAGACCAGAACATCTTAGAAAGATTCATCCGGCTTTAGAATCAAAGCATTTAGTCTTTGTAGAGAATAAACCTACAGAAGAAGAATTGTCAATGATACTTGGCCAATATGGAAATCCTTTAGTAACTCTTCATGGATGGTTGAGAATTATGCCTCCATATATCTGTAATCGATTTGAAATCTATAACGGACATCCAGGACTTATAACTGAATATCCAGAACTAAAAGGAAAAGATCCTCAGCAAAAAGCTTTCGACCTAGGATTAGAATCCTCAGGATGTGTTATTCATAGAGTAACAGAAGGAGTTGATGAAGGAGAGATACTCCGTAGTAGAAAAGTTTCTATAAAAGGGTTGGAGATTGGAGAATTATTTCATATATTACATAGTATATCAGTAAGTCTTTGGGTAGACTTCTTAAAAAATTAGTTATGAAAAGAATAGCATTAGTAGGAGCATCATCAGTAGGAAAGACTACTGTATACGAATTATTAAAAGATAGACTTCCAGAGTTTAATTTTATAAACGAATCAACAAGAACGGTTGGTAAATATGGATTTCCTATTAACGAAGATGGAACTTCTGAAACACAGCTTGCTATTTCTTCTTTTCATTTAGAGGCTTTACTACAGCCAGGAGATGTAATACTTGACAGATGTTATTTAGACCTAGTAGTATATTCTACTTATATGGAAAACATTTCTGATAGTACATACAATTATATCTTAGATACTTGGATGAGAGTTAAGGATCAATATACACATTTTATTTATTTCCCTATTGAATTTGCTTCTGTAGATGATGGAGTAAGAAGTGTTAACGAAGGATGGAGAGATGCAATCGATAAGCAATTTGAGAATAACTTAAAAGCAATTAAAGCATTAGGAGGAGATTACTTAACAGTATCAGGAAGTCCTAAACAAAGAGTTGAACAAATATTAAACTATATAAAATAACATGGCAGAATTAAATCAAGCAGAAGTAGTAAAGATTGCCGGAAAGCATCTTGGTAAAGTAGGAGGAGAAGGTTATAAGGATACTTATGATCCAGAATTATTAGTAGAGATTCCTCGTTACTTAAACAGAGAAGCATACGGAATAGACGATAACAACTTACCATTTGTTGGAGGAGATGTTTGGAATGCATACGAAGTATCAGCAATCACTACAAAAGGACTTCCAGTAGTAGGGATGTTGAAAATTTACTATCCAGCAGATTCAAAACTTCACGTAGAGTCTAAATCTATCAAATTGTATTTGAATTCATTCAATATGACTCAAATGGGAGATACAGCAGCAGAGTGTATTGCAATTTTAAAAGATAGAGTAAAGAGAGATTTATCTGAGAAGTTACAAACAAATGTAGAAGTAGAGATGTTTACTTCAGACTTTGGACCAGCATATGCATTTAAAGGATATGCACAATTGGATCAAATAGCTAATCTAGATAATATTGAATTTACTTCTTATCATTCAGATGCTACACAATTGGAAACAGAAGAAGTAGATGATGATTTCGAAATTGGAGTAATCAAAATACAATCAAATCTTTTAAGATCAAATTGTAGAGTAACAAATCAACCAGACTGGGGTGATGTATTTATTCACATTAAACCTAAAGCAGGAGTTGTTCCTAATTTAGAATCATTAGCAAAATATATTGTAAGTCACAGACAAGTAAGTCACTTCCACGAAGAGATTTGTGAAATGGTTTACATGCACTTAAGAGAAGCTTACAATCCAGAAGAATTAATGGTAGCTTGTCTTTACACTCGTAGAGGAGGATTAGATATTAATCCAGTAAGAGCTTCACATAAGGAATTAATCCCAAGCTTCTTTGCAGATGTAAAATGCAGAATGGAAAAAACATTACGCCAATAATGGAAGCTAATTCAAGACAAGAAGAAGTACTTGAGTTGATTGCAAGGAGAGTACCGCCAGGTGATAATTGGAAAGGAGAGTGGTATGGATTTCCTCCTGGAGTAATTGAAGGACTAGTACCAACTCTATCGGCTTATATGAGAGCGACAGAATTTAAAGGAGCTTATAGATTAGAACCTTTAAAAGGAGAGCTCTACGCTATTAAAACACAGACAGTTACTTGGACACCTCCAGAGCCAGAAAAGTTTGACCTTTACGGGGAATATTAATAAAAAAGAGTTGCTTAACCGCAGCTCTTTTCGTATCTTTATATTATATAAATTAAAAAAGGTTATGTATGAAAGTCCATCAAAGTTTTGAAAAGGTTAATACTTTTTCTGCACATGAAGATCCAAACAAGTTAAGATTAGATAACTGGCCTTATAAGTCAAGACAGACTAGAAAAGCTGTATACTTACTTGTACAGAAAGGAAAGGTTATTAAAGTAGGGCAGTCTATAGATTTCTATAGAAGAATGGATAATTACAAGTACAGACAAGGGTATGCTTGTGCAGTACTTACTCCTGTCTTAAATAAAATGATAGTAGATAATGGTTCTGATATAGAACTTTATGTAAGGTTTTATGACCAAGCTCTTACCAGAGTAGACGAATGGGGGGAAGAAGTACTACAAACAGATTGTGTTTTCGCAGCCGAGAAAAAATGGAAAGAGTATTATAGTTCTACAATAATGTTTAAGTAAAATCAGTTATGCAAATAGAAAAAAAATATTACCACGTCGACAGTATTGAAACTGTCAATTTACTTATCGAACATATTAATCAGTCGGAGGTTATTTCCTACGATACTGAGACAACTGGACTAAATGTAAGAAGGGATCAAGTTGTAGGATGGTCTGTATCAGGAGAAGAAGGAATAGGATTCTACCTTCCTACTCAGAAGTGGAATACAGAAACAAATCAATTAGAGGAATGTACTATCGGCGGAAAAGGAGCACATGACATTACTAAAAAGTTACTCCCGCTGCTTAAGGGTAAGAAACTGGTAATGCACAATGCTTCTTTTGACTGCCGTATTACTAAGAACTATTACGGAGTATCTTTATTGGAAGATCTATGGGTAGATACAGCTCTCCTTGTTCATACAGTACAGGAAGAAGGAGCCGGCATGGGAGTATTTGGACTAAAAGCATTAGCAATCTCAATTCAGAAAGAGATAGGTCTGAATGTAGAAGAAGCAGCCAACAAAGAGCAGGTAGAGCTAAAAGAATCTATCAAAGCAAATGGAGGATCAACTACAAAAGATCTTTACGAAATCTTTAAAGCAGATATGGCAATCCTCTCTAAGTATGCTGCTGCCGATACGGATTTAACTTTAAGGGTTTGTAATCACTTCCTAAAAGTTTTAAAAGAAGAAGGACTAGAGAAATTCTTCTTTGAAGAAGAAGTAATGCCTCTTTACAAAGAAGTAACTGTTCCAATGGAAGAGTTAGGAGTAGCTTTAGATCTTCCGTTACTAGAAAAGACTAAAGAAGATATTACAAACGATTTAGAATCGAATAAGAGAATTGTAATCAATAGCATCTTAGCTATTCCAGAAGCAAAAGAATGGGTAGTTGATACAGCACTATATACTTACCCTCCTTCACATAAAGGTAACTGGGCACAGAATTTAATCATGCTTCATTCCCTACCATTAGAAAGAAGTGAGAAGACTGGAAAGTATTCATTAACTAAAAAAGCTATTGAAGAGTTAGAAGAGAGTAACGTAAAACAATTCTTACTGACAGGAGAGTTAGATCTACTAGATGAAATGGAAGTTGTTAGAATCTCTATGTCGATGTGGAAGGAAGAGAATGAAGGAGAGTATTTGAATATTCAGTCTAAGAAACACTTAGGTGAGATTGCATTCAAGTATATGGGAATCAAACCTCTTACTCAGACTAAGAAAGGTCAAGATCAATTCGATATGGATATGTTAGAGGAGTTATCTAAGACATACGAATGGGCAAATAATCTTAGAACGTATAATAAGTTATTGAAGATTAAATCAACTTACATCGATAGATTCCTGGATGGTCAAGAGGATGGAAGATACTACTTCTACTATAAACAAAACGGTACAGTATCAGGACGATATGGTTCAGATGCTCAGCAATTACCAAAGCCTAAAGAAGAAGGAGAAGATACTCCACTACTTGTAAAATATACAAATGTAGTAAGAGAGTTCTTAATTGCAGGAGAAGGAAGAAAGTTAATCGATAATGACTATACTTCTCTAGAACCTCACTGCTTTGCTTCTGTAGCAGGTGATATTAATCTTCAAGAGATCTTTAACAACGGATGGGACTTTTATTCTACAGTTGCTATTAGAACTGAGAAGCTTGATCAGGATAGAGTAAAATATCCAGACGGTGTTTCACCTGATACTAAATCTCCTATCTTCTTAAAGAAACTAGATCCAGTAAAAAGAAATCAAGCTAAGGCTTATTCATTAGGAATTGCATACGGAATGGAAGCATATGCTCTAGCAAAAACTCTAGACATATCTCAAAAAGAAGCTGATACTTTAGTAGCAGGTTACTTAGATGGATTTCCTCAATTAAAAGAATGGAGAATTAATTCTAGAGAGCAAGTAAAGAAGCATGGCTTTATTCAAAATAAAGTAGGACGAATCAGACACTTACCTAAAGTAAAACTTATCTTTGAAAAGTTTGGAGATCAAGTATTGGATTGGAGATTCAGAAAGAGTCTTGAAGAGCAGTATGGAAAAGATCCTGTAATGCAGATGTATAGAGATTACCGAAATGGATTAAACAACTGCTTGAACTACCAGCTACAGTCACTAGCAGCGGCGGTTGTAAACAGAGCAGCAATTCAGATCAATAGAAAAGCAAAAGAGTTAGGAATAGATGCTAGAGTACAAGCTCAGATTCATGACCAGTTGATCATAAATGTAAGAGAAGATCAAGCAGAAATGTTCATGCCTTACGTTCAAGAGTTGATGGAACTAACAACACAGCTTCCAGGAGTAACTCTAAAAGCACCACCACAAATAGCAAATAACTTTGCAGAAGGTCATTAGAAGTTGTTTCCTTAGATATTTATTCATATATTAGTAAAATAAGTTATTAACCAAATCAAGTTTATGTCACAAGAGTTATCAGCTAACAGCGACAGAGTTATTGTAAAGCCTGTTGAATCAGGAGAAGAAAGATTCGGAAGTATTATCATTCCGGATATGGG